TGCGCCGGTAGGCAGCGCAGGTACGTGCGCTGGCGGCGATGGCAGAATTACTCACAGCCGGACTCGCTTCCGGTCAGGGCCGGGTAGCGGTGTTAGAGCACCGTCCGGCCCGCTTGAACGTCAATCCCGATTTTACCTGCCAGGACTGGTTAGCCTCCGCATGGCCTTCCGGAGATCCCTGACTGTCTTGCGCGCTGACCGCCGTTGCGCCTTCCGCGCACGGTCCTCCTGTTTGCGCCATGACCAGTCCGCAGCCCAGTCGTGAACCCAGGACTGAACGTACCGGCATCCCGGCTCGGTGCAGTGCAGCCCGCCAGCGTCAGCGGCCATCGGCAGGCTCTCATCGCCCCAGTTCAGGGACGGGCAGGCCGGCGAGCCGCAGGTGTACGGGTGGACTAGCTCGCTCTCCTGGTAGGCGTTCAGGCTCGCTACCTGTTCCGGCGTGAACGGCACGTAAACACCGCCGGCGCTCACGTCTTCCTCCTCAGTCCCTCGATGATGCCGTCCGTGGCGTGCCGCAGCTTGCGGTTCAGCTCATCCCCGAACGCCTTCTCGCGGGCCCGGGCACCGGCCACTGCGGCAAGAGCCTGCTCCTGCGGCAGCTGCCAGATCGGGCAGCCTTCAGCGTGCCACTCCAGGCCGCCGCACGAGCAGCCCTCAACCTGGGTGACCTCGCGGGGTATCTCGATGGTCCGCAGCGGCAGCGGATCGGGGACGTTCACGGCTTCCTCTCATCCGGCAGGCGGACATTGCTGGCCCATTCGTCGAACTCGGCCTGGAGCGCGGCCATCCGCTCATCCCATTCGGGAGTGTGCACCAGGCCGCGCGCCCTCTCGCCGTTGTAGCGCGCCAGGGCATGGAACGGGCCGGGCATCGCCTCGGCCTGCGGCCGCCGGGCCGGTCTCGGCGGCGGGCCAGCCGGCGGCCCGCTCTCAGGAACGTTGAGGTCATACCAGGCGCGGCGGCGGCGCATCCAGCTCACGGTTCCCTCTCAGTCCCTCAATGATCGTGTCCATGGCGTCCGCCCCGGAGCGGGGGCACTTCTTCCAGCGCGTGCACGTCAGCCGGGAATTCTCCTCTGAATCTCCTCTTCGGAGTACAGTCCGGTGTCCCGTAGCCATGTCCGGCGCACCTCTGCGGGCGCTTGCCAGCACACGTGTCCCGCATCCTCCGCCCGGGCACCGCAGTCTGCCACGCAGGTGCACGGGGAGCGTGCGCCAGCGCAATACCAGCACGACGCGGGCGGTGACGCGGAAGCCCGTCCAGGCGGTGCAGCAGCAGGCTCATCGGGGCCATAGCTGGGCTGATAACCTGCGCCGTCTTTCATGATTTCCCTCTCAGTCCCTCAATGATCGTGTCCATGGCGTCCGCCCCGGACCGGGGTACTTCTTCCAGCGCGTGCAGGTACATCTGGGTGGTGGACCCGTGGGCGTGCCGCAGCGTGGCCTGCACGGTCTTGAAGTCCACCCCGGCCGCCAGCATGTACGATGCGCAGGCGTGCCGCAGGTCATGCAGCCTGACGCCGGGTACCCGGGCGCGGGCGCACAGCCGCTCCCACGCCCGGTCCATGGTCCTGGGCTCGATCGCGGTGCCGAGGCCGGTGGTGAACACGAGGTCGAGGTCCGCCCACGCCCGGGCGGCCATGCGGGTCTTGCGCTGCTCCCGCTGCCACCTCATGAGTGCTTCTGCGGCCGTCTTGGGCAGGGCGACCGCGGTGGTCGACGCCTCGGATTTCAGCTCCTTGGCGACCAGCTTCCCCTTCCGCCGTCCCGTCTGCGGGTCGGGCTCGCCGCGGATCCGCTGCACCGACTGCCGCGGCGTCCACACCCGCCGCTCGAGGTCGAGGTCGGCCCACCGCATGCCGAGGCCCTCGCCGCGGCGGAACCCGAGCGTGAACGCGGCCAGCCAGTAGCACCACATCCGGTCGGCGGCCATGGCGGCCAGCAGGGCGGACGCCTGCTCCGGCGTGATGGTGGGGCGCGCTTTCTTCTGCCGTTCCCGGGGCGGCTTGACCAGCGTCACCGCGTTGCGGTCCAGCCCGGCCGTCTCGTCCCTCAGCGCGTCGGCCAGGGCCTTGTGCAGGATGGCGCGGCAGTAGGCGACGGTCCGGGGTGACAGGAGCTTAGGGGGCGGCAGGGCGCGCTCTCCCTTGCGGAGCCTGCGGCGGGGCCGCCCGGACGGCTTGCGGCCGAGCTGGTGCTGCCATTCGCGGACCATCGGCGCATCCAGCTTGCGGAGCTTCACGTGCGCCAGGGTCGGCGCGCTATCGCCGATGATGTGGAGGGCGGCGTTGTCCCGGTAGGAGTCCATGGTGGAGGCGGCCATCTCCCCGGCGGCGACGTACTGCGGCAGGGTCACGTCAAGCCAGCGCGTCAGGTAGTCACCGACGGTCTGCTCCGGGTCCCTGGGCAGTCCCCGGGCCAGCCTGGCTTCGAGCTCGGCGCGTTTCGCCATGGCCTCCTTGCGGGTGCGGCCGTAGACGTAGCGGGCCCTGGGGTCGAGGGTGCCCTCGGGCGGCCAGGCGCGGGCGGTCCACCGGCCGTCGCCGCGCTTCCACGGCTTGCCCTCTCGGTTGGGCCGCGCCCCGGCCGGCTTACCGGTCACGGCCGGGGATTGCCGGACAGCGCCATCTCGATGCGCCAGAGCGCGTCTTCGGCCGCCTCGGCCCACCGGATGTGTGATTCGGGAGCGCCGCCGTCCTTGACCTCGGCGCGCGTGCCGGCCGCGAAGTCCCCTAGCGCCGCGGTCAGCACAAAGTAGTAATCGGGATCGTCTGACATGAGATCGAAAGTCACGAGTCGCTGACCGGTCGTAGCAGGTGCTTCCGTCTGGCTGACCTTCTGTGTGTCGTCCATGCCGGTCATCGGCTTACCCGAACATCTCGGAATAGTCGTCCCGGTAGTAAGGGTCTGCTGCTATCTCGCTGCGCGTGACCTCCTCGCGGCAGTTGCCGCAGACGGGGCCTGTCGCTGATTCTGGCGGCGGGCAGGTGAGGCAGTACGGACCGTGCTGGCAGTAGATGCACTTTCCGTTGTGCCCGCGGTTTTTGCTGACCTTCTGTGTGTCTTCCATGGCGTGAGCGTACCCCGGGTGTTTCGCTCTGGTCTAGCCATGTCTCCTCTTGTCTCCTGTTATCGTTGACTTCGACGGCCGTTCAGGGCATCCTGTGGTGGAGGCAAACGGAGACAGGTCCCAGTATCGTGAGGGCAGCACATGACTGACGCAGGTCCCGAGGGCATTGATGTAGGCCTCGAAGCCCTCCGCCTCTACACGCTCAAGGAGGTGGGGGACCTGTTCGGCTGCTCGGCCAAGACCATCGAGCGCCTGACCGCCGACTGGGATGAGAACCCCGGTACCGGCCTGGAGTCCATCAAGATGGGCAAGCTGCGCAGGGTCACCGCGGAGGCCATCACCGTGTTCAAGAAGCGCCTGGTCGCCGACGAGCGGCACCGCGCCGAGGCCAGGACCGGTGCGGCCTTATGGGGATCGTCGCACTTCGCGGCAAGCTCGCGGCCGGGCGTGTCGCGGTCATCGACGATGAGGACCGTGACCTTGTATCCCGCTACCACTGGCACGCATGGGAGCGCCGGCACGCTAACGGCCGCATCGAGGGTCCGTATGCAGCGGCGCACATCTGCCTCGGCGGCGGCCGGTGTACGAGCATTTTCATGCACAAGCTCATTACCGGCTTGCCCGCGACCGATCACCGCAACGGTGACGGCCTAGATAACCAGCGGTCCAATCTCAGGCCCGCGAATGCGGCGCAGAACAACCACAACCAGCGCCCGCAGGTCGGCCACTCGTCGCGCTTTAAGGGCGTGACCTGGCACAAGAAGGTTCGCAAGTGGCAGGCAGCCATCAAGGTCTGCGGCAAGACTCATTACCTCGGCTGTTATGTGTCCGAAGAGGAAGCCGCAGCCGCCTACGCCGCTGCCGCGCTTGCCTTCCAGGGTGAATACGCCTATGCAGCCCGAGGTGCCGCGTGACCCGGTATGACTGCTGCGAGCACTGCGAGCACGGCATCAACGACCCGCCGCACGAACTGCCCTGCCCAGAGGGATGCCCTGACGAGCGCGACCCGGACTGGTGGTCAAGCGGGCCCAGCCTCATCCAGCTAGACGCGGGTCAGTCGTGACCGCCGACCTCAGCGGGTCCTGCGCGGACCTGGCCCGCTGGCTTCCCGTCGCCGCCGCCCTCATGGCCGAACCCGACGCTGATGGTGCCATGGTGCACGGCCAGCCCGCCAGCCGCCCCCCGTGGAATCCCTCCGCCGCCATGGCCGCCATGGACGCCCACGAGGGCCTGCGCCGCCTGGAAGCATCCTGGCGCATCCTGGTGAACGGTCACCCCGGGCAGCGGCGCGGCGGCTCCGACGATGCCACCGCCGCGGCCGTCAAGGCCGTCGAGAACCTCGGCTACGGCCTGCCTGTCAGGCACATCGAGGAGTACGACACCGGCGGCAGGCTCAAGCCGTGCCGGTGCCCGCACTGCTGCAGCATCCGGTACATCGGCCGGCTCATCCGCCCGATCGAGCAGCTGCCCGCCGTCGACGAGGCCGAGCCATGGTGCAAGAGGCCGGGTACCTGCCCGTACTGCGGGTTTGCGATGCTCCGCGTCAAGGTCAGGGCGGGTGAGGTGACCTGCCTCCGGTACGGCGCCTGTTTCGATGCGGACGGCCAGCATCCGAAAGGGACGATGGAGGTCGGGCGCCTAGGTCCCCAGGTGCGCTGGAAAGACGGGCTGGTGGCACCGTGAGCGGGCTCCTGACGGAATTCGAGGGCTGCCCGTGCGGCGGCAGGCACCTCATGGCCGCGCAGGCTGCCGCCGCATTCAGGAGCGTCACGGCCGGCCTGGATCTCGCGGTAGCCGTCAGGACGCCGGACGGCTGCTGGCTCGTTCCCCGCCTGTACATCGCCTGCCATGGGCTGAAGGCGGCCGAGCTGCCGGAGCTGGCGGGGCGCTACGGATTCGAGAGGGCGCCATGACGCCGTCGTGGCCGTTCGGGCCGCCTGTCGTGGCCGCCCCGGAGCCGGCGGCGGAGGTGCGCCGCCCGTGCGGGTGCCTGTGCGATCCGCTGGTGTTCGGGCACCTGTGCCGGGGCCCGGTGCGGGCCCCTGTCCTGCCGTGCGGGTGCGGGCATCCCGGCTGCCACATCGGGCGGCCATATGATCTTTGACGTGCTCAGCGTCCTGGTGGTGCTCGCCGCGGTCGGGTCCATCCTCCTGCTTATCCTCATCCTCATCCTCCTGTTCATCATCGCGGCGTGGCTGACCCTGCCATGGTGACGCCGTGAACGATTCCCGTCTCGTGAGCCGCCTGCGGCACCATAGGCGTCATGCCTGCGGCGGTCGCGCTCACCCTCGCCGAGGCCGCGCAGGTGCTCGACCCGCCGGTGACCGAGGCCCAGCTCCGCGCCATCGTCCGCGCCCTCGGCTGGCAGCCCGACGATTGGCGGCGCACCGGCAAGCCAGGACGCCCGGTGCCGGCCTACGATTCCGCTGACCTCATGCGGCTGCACGCCGCGCTAACCCCGTTCATGTGCCGGTAATTACCTCAAAAACGGGTACCACCTGCTAAAATAGCAACCGTGGAAGTGACTAGGCGCGAGGCTGCCGCCACTCTGGACCCCTCCGTGACCGAACGGCAGGTGGCCGTGCTCATCGTCATAGCAGGCATTCCGCCGCTCGGCTTCCAGCGCACCGGCAGGGCAGGCCGCCCGGCGCACCTGTACGACCACGACGCCATCATGCGCGTGCACGCCGCCGAAGCCGCCCGCACCCCCAAGCAGTTCACTGACAATGACTGGATAGCCTCCGCGCTGCTCGGCCGCGGCCTGATCATCGCCGACCCTGAGGCCGGGACGCTGCACTGGCCGGACGGCACCAGGGCCGAGACCCTCACCCTGGACCTTTACGGCTACGTCGAGGTAGGCCCGGAGAAGGTCGCCGCGCACCGGGTCATCTGGATAGCCGCCGAAGGCCAGATCCCGCACGGCGTCCAGATCAATCACCGCAACCGGCTCAAGTGGGACAACCGCCGCGCCAACCTTGAGCTCGTCACGTGGATGGAGAACATGCGCCATGCTCACGGCAAGCTGTACCTGACGCACCCTGAGGCTGTCAGGCAGCTTGAGAGCCTTGAGCCGGAACCAGCTGCCGCTCCCTCGCCATGGGACGGGATGAGGCGTACGGGCGGCGCTTGGCGCGTTCCTGGATGAATTACGTAAGAGCAGTTAGCATAAACCGCATGCGACAGCACTGCCCTCAAGCGGAGACAGCCGGAGAGGACTGACCATGGTTGAGCGGGTCAGCGGCACCGTCCGCGAGCCCGGCTGGTACCGGCTCACCGGCCGCGGCTGGGAATCCGTTGACGCCAGCGACGCAGCGGAAGAGATCAAGGCCGGCGGCGGCTGGGATCTCGTCTGCGTCGAGACCCGGGCAGCCGGGACCGAGACCCTGCTGTTCTGAGGAGGAGGCAACCGTGCCGCGCTGGCTGATCTGGCTGATCGGCGTGCTCGCCGTCCTGGCCATCGCCGTCCTGCGGGCCGGGCACGTCCGCGTCAGCGTGCACTGACCCATGGCTGAGGTGGATGTCTACCCGGTCGGACTCTGGCGGGACCTGCGCCAGTTCGCCCATGGTGCGCACCGGCCGCGCCGCGCCCGCCGGCTGCTCCGTGCCCTGCGGTACCCGTTCCGGCAGGCCGGGAACGGCAACTGGCGGGCAGTGCGCAACTACTTCAACGGCTACCTGGCCGAGCCCCTCTCGTGGCCGGAGGGCGTGAGCAGGTGCGGCAAGGGATGGACGCGCCATGGTGCGCTCCGGGACTGGCGGCGGCTGACTGACCATGGCTGAGCTCGTCGTCACCGATGGGATGCCGCCGCCAGCGGACCTGCCGGACGGCGAGTTCATCGTCCACCGCGTCGGGGACAGCATCTGGATTGAGCGCGCAGACCCGCGCATCCTGATCAGCGACGGGCTGCTGGAGGCCATCGCCGTGCACGGCACCATCGCCGACGGCACGGAGGCTCTCGCGCTGAACGCGCAGCTGGACATATCTGGATGCATGCCACCTGAATGGCCATCACGATTCCTCACCGGCGCTGTCCTGAAGATCAGCGGCGCCAACCGGCAGGTTAGCTGAGCGGCCATGGCGCGCACCCGGCGGGACTACCAGCGGTGGGCACGTACCATGGCTGACCTGCGAATATACTGAACCATGGCACGTTACCGGGGCACCACTGAGCAACGCGGGCTCGGCGCTGCCCACGCCGCTGACAGGAAACGCCTCCTTGCCCTGCACCGTGACGGCGACCCGTGCTGGCGGTGCGGCCAGCCCATGTACAAGTGGCAGAAGCTCGACCGCGACCACGTCGTTGACCGCGCGCTCGGCGGCACGGCCGGGCCTGCCGTCCTAGCGCACCAGTCCTGCAACCGCGCCGCCGGCGCCAGGCTCGGTAACCAGCTCCGGCCGCTGAGCCTGCCCCGGCCCGGCGTGGGCCATGACGTCACCTGCCCTGTCTGCGGCAAGGTGAACGGCCGCAAGTCCCGTAAGTGCGAGATATGCGGCGCGCACTACCATCCGGGTTACAGCGGGCAGCGCACCTGCAGCCGCCCCTGCGGCGTGGCGATACGGCGGCGGATCTACGGGCCATCGGGTAGCAGCCGCGCAGCTAAGCCGAAACCACTGCCGAAGCCACGGCATGCGGCCGAGCCGTACGCACCACGCTCGGCAGTGACGTACTACACCTGTCGGTACTGCGGCGAACTCGGCATAGCGCACGGCACGAACCAGCAGCGGCGAGAGGTGTGCCCGGCACGGGCCTGCCAGCTGGCGAGGCTGGCCGCTAATCACCTGGTCGCGCGCAAGGGCATGACCCGCGAGCAGGCGGACGCCGCGGTCGTGGCCTATCGCGCGGAAGGTGACCATCGCCAGCTGCGCAGCACGCCGGGACAGATAGCAGCGGACAGACGGTGGTCACAGACGGTCGCTGCTTTCCGGCGTGCGACTGAGCGTGCGGCCCGGGACTGGTGACCGCCGACCATCCAGGATGGTCAGGCTGTTCGAATTAATGCCTTGACCTGGATCGCTTCTCCAGCGACCATCGGTCAGCCGACTCTCGCAGCCATCCGCGCGTACTGGCCGGTAACCCGTAACGTTACGGAGGGTGATTTTGGCGGATTCCGGGGCTCTCCGGGTCCGCCGGGCCCGGGCGCATAAGGCGGGCGACCATTCGCTGTGCAAGCGGTGCGCGGTGCTCCGCGCGGATCCGGCCGTGACCGGGACGGCCGTCCCGGTGACTGACCCCGCGGCGGGCCTGCGGCTGCTGGCGGGGCAGCTCACGGCGGCATACGGGGCCGACCCGGGTAATTCGCTGCTGGCGAGGGAGCTGAGGATGACGCTGCAGGCGCTGATGGCACCTGCCGGGAGTGTGGACGGTGAGCTCGCGGAGTTTCTCGCCGGGTTCAGCCAGGCCTAGGTGGGCGACCCCGGCGACTCCCGGCCGGCCGCACCTGGCGGGGAAGGTCGCGTGGACCGCGACAGCGCTCGGGTTCGACGGGCTGATGCCCCACCAGCGGCAGATCATCGCCACCGGCACTGAGCAGCGCGGCGGCAGGCCCGCCTTCCGGCAGGTGGTCGTGGAGGAGCCGCGGCAGCAGGGCAAGAGCGTGTCCATCTTGTCGCTGATGCTGACCCGGGGCATTGAGAAGCCGGGCACGATGATCGCCTACTCGGCGCAGACCCGGCTAGCCGGCCGCCGCCGGATGCTCGACGTGTGGTGGCCGCGGATCCGCCGGTCCCGCGGCCTGCGGAAGCTGGTCGACGTCCGCAAGGCCTACGGGTCCGAGGCGTTCCTGTTCGCGAACGGGTCTATGCTGATGCTCGCGTCGGGGACCCAGACGTCCGATCACGGCGACACGCTGGACCTGGCGGTGATCGACGAGGCCTGGGCTCAGCGCGACGACACGATCGAGCAGGCCGTCAAGCCGGCGATGATGACCCGCGAGGGCGCGCAGCTGTGGGTGGTCTCCACGGCCGGGACGGAGTTCTCCGCGTATTTCCGCGGCAAGGTCGAGGACGGCCGGGCGATGGCCGAGCTCGGCGCTACCGACACGGCCGCCTATATCGGGTACTCGGCGCCGGATGACGCGGACCCGGGTGACCTGGCGACCTGGTACGGGTGCATGCCCGCGCTGGGGATCACGGTGACCGAGGAGACGGTTCGCGCTGACTTCGGGACCATGCCGCTGGCGGAGTTCCGCCGTGCGTACCTGTGCCAGTGGCCGGAGGTGGCCAGGCCGGGCTGGGAGGTTATCTCGCAGCAGACATGGGAGACGCTGGGCTACGGGTGAGCGCGCGTCCGTGCGTCTACGCCGGGGCCTGAACCGGGGCAGGTACGTAGGACGCTTGCTTGGCGCCGTCGCTGGTCAGCACCTCGAACGCGAGGTCCTCGTCCGGCTCGGTGCCGAGGTGTCCGACCCAGATGATGCGTCCGCACATCGCGAACCTGGACAGGTTGTAGGTCACCTGCCGGGGCTCCTCGTACGGATTGAACGGGGGCTGAACGGGTCAAGGGAAATCTCGGGCGGCTCAAGGGCGCATACGGCCCTCGTGTGGTCATCGGTCGTCAGCGTCGTGCCGTGCAGCGGGCCGCCGGCGAACAGCACAGTTCGGCTCATGTCCGCAGTTTAGGAGGCCCTGCTGCCGTGAGCGGCGAATGCGCGTTCGGGATGGAGATTTCCGAGGACCGGTCGCGGTGCGCGATCGCGAAGGCGTGGCGTGAGGGTCCGGGGCGGATGGCGGTGAAGGTGGTGTGGCACGGGCCGCCGCCGGTGGCGCCGACGGTGATGGATGCGCTGTACGTGGCGGATGACCCGGTGGAGGTGGCGCTGGATCCGAGGTCGCAGTCGTCGACGTTGTGCCATCAGCTGGGTGAGCTGGGGATCATCGTGAAGCGGCTGGGCGCGGAGGACGTGGCGGTAAGCCATGGCGAATTCATGGATCTCGCGGCGACGGGGCACCTGCGGCATTTCAATCAGCCGGAACTCACCGCCGCCGTCCGAGGCGCCCAGCAGCGGGCGCTGGCGGGCGGGCGGGCGCTGGAGCGTCGGGTGGTGACGGATCAGTCGCCGCTGACGGCGTCCGAGTTCGCGGTCTGGGCCTATTTGAGATGGGAAGAGGTCAGCAGCCCCAGCGTGTATGTGGTCTGACCAGAATCCGCCGAGTGCCTACGCGCCAGCATCCATGGAGCGGACTCTAACCGGCGTTTGCTGCGAGCCGCCCAACCCTGACGCGAACTCTGGCCAGACCTGGAGGGTAACTCATGCGCCTGTCCGTCGAGCGGGTGGTGTGGCGTGCGGTGGCGGCGCAGTGGCGTGCCCGGCTGGCGTCGGCCCGGCAGCGCGCGGCCCGGTCCCGGCATGCGCTGACGTCGGCGGTGCTGGTGATCGCCGGCGCGCTGGGGATGCTGGGCGGCGGCGCGCTGGTGGGCCGCTGGTGCCTGGGGCTGGTGCTGATCGGCGAGTCCGGGTTCGCGGTGTGGCTGGGCCTGCAGCGGGATGACGGGGCGGGGCGGGTGCCGTCGGCGCATGAGCCGCCGACGCTGGCGCAGATCCTGGAGCGGGGGCGGCGGGCGTCGTGAACGCGGCAACGAGGCTGGCATTCAGTCACCTGAAGAGCTTCCGCCGCGAGGACGGCGCGCCCTACGGCCAGTACGCGTGGATCTACTCGCGCGTTTACGGGACGGCCATGCGCGCGCTGCACCGCTGCGGGCGGCACTGGTTCCGGCAGCGGCTAGGCGGCCGGTACTGCAACTGGTGCGGTGCGCATGCGGCTGATTGACCGGCTGATCCGCCGTGACGCCGGCTACTGGGAGGGCCAGGCTAGCGGCGCGGCGGTCCTGACGACGACGTACGGCAGCCCGGACAGGGAGGCGATCCTGCCGGGCGTGGCGTCGGCCGCCCAGCAGGCGTACGGCACCAACGGGGCCGTGTTCTCCGCGATCCTGGCCAGGATGGTCCTGGTCAGTGAATGCCGGTTCTCGTTCCAGCGGGTCGCGGACAAGAAGCTGTTCACCGACGCGCGGTTGGGGGTCCTGCAGCATCCGTGGCCGGATGGCACCGAGGGGGAGCTGCTGGTCCGCGCGGAGCAGGACGTGTCGCTGGCGGGGAATTTCTTCTTGTGGGATGCGGGTGACCGCCTCGTCAGGTGGCGGCCGGAGTGGGTGACGATCATCTCCCGGATCGTGTCCGCGCCGCGCGGCGGCCATTACCGGCAGGTGATCGGCTATGACTATTCCCCGCCGAGGCAGCTGGAGCCGGAGTACGGGGAGCCGCAGTTCGCGCTGGCCCGTGAGGTCGTGCACTGGCATCCGCTGCCTGATCCCGCCGCGGAGTTCCGGGGCATGTCGTGGCTGACCCCGGTGATACGGGACGTGCAGGCGGACAGCGGGATGACCACGTACAAGATCCGCTACCTGGAGCATCATGCCAGCCCTAACCTGCTGCTGAAGTACGCGCAGAGGCTGGCGCCGGGCACGATCGATGCGATCCGGGAGCGGGTGAACGCCCGGTACGGCGGCCCGGAGGGCGCCGGCGGGACGCTGGTGCTCGACAGCGGCGCTGACGCGACGATCATCGGGTCGAACCTGGCGCAGATGGATTTCTCCGGGGTGCAGGCCGCCGGGGCGGAGCGGGTGCTGGCCGCGGGGAACGTGCCGGGCGTGATCGTGGGCCTGGAACCTTTGCGCGGGGCGGGCCGCGGCTACCAGGAGAGCATGCGGAAGTTCGCGGACCTGTTCGGCCGGCCGCAGTGGCGGTCGTTCTGCGGGGCGCTGCAGAAGCTCACCCCCGGCAACGACGTGGATGCCGGGGCGGTGCGCCTGTGGTTCGACACGGCCGACATCGCGGCATTGCAGGAAGGTGAGCAGGAACGCGCGCAGATGTCGCTGATCCACGCGCAGGCGGTCCTGACGTACCGCAACGCCGGGTCCACGTTCGATTCCGCGGTGAAGGCGGTGCTGGCGAACGACGTGTCGCAGCTCGAGGTGGACCCGGCCGCGGCGGCGCCGCAGCCGCAGACGTCGCAGCACCTGGTCCCGCAGCCGCCGGGCAGCGGCCCGGGCGTCCCGCCGCTGCCGGAAGGCAGCCAGCTGCGGATTCCGGCCGGGACTGTTTCACCAGGTGACGGCGGAAACTCAACAAGACCGGGGATGCGGCCGGCGTCGGTGCGCAGGGACATGAACGGAGCCAGTCATGGCTGAGACCGTCACGGTGGACGTCCGCATCGCGGACCTGCCGCAGATCCAGAAGTTCAACGCATCTGTCATTGCCCTGCTCGAGGCACTGGGCGATTGCGCCGGCCTGCCGGAGCCGGTGACATCGGCGATGGAACGGCTGTGGCGCGACGTCGCCGCGCTGTCTCCGGACGCCCCGTCTGAGGAGGAGCTGATCCGCCGGAGGGCGGGGACTTTGACCGCTGCGTCCGGCTGGCGGTGGACGAGGCGCACATGGACCCGGAGCGGGCGAAGGGGTTCTGCGCTGAGCGTCATCACGCCGCGCTGGGCATCTGGCCGGCCACGCACGCGGCCATGGAGAAGCAATCGACCAGGAGGTCCGCAGTGACGACACCGGCATCCGGCGATTACGACGCCGACGGCCTGGACAGCTCCTGGGACGGCGACCATTCCGACCTGCCGGACCTGACCGGCCTCGGCGTGTCCCACATGGAGGCCGCGGAGAAGGCCATGGGCATGACCCCGGCCGCCGGGGAGCAGGCGTCCCGCGCCGCGCCGAAGCTCGGCACCGGCGCGCGGTTCGCGAAGCTGAAGTCGTCGCTGGCCGCGAAGGGCGCGACGGACCCGGGTGCGCTCGCCGCGTACATCGGGCGGAAGCGGTACGGCAAGGCCGCGTTCGGCAAGCTGGCGGGCAAGGCCCGCAGCGGCGGCAGCGCCGCGCGCGCCGCGGGTGAGATCTTCCGCTACTACCCGCTGGATGACATCCGGGTCATGCGCGCGGCCGACGGGGAACCCTCCGGCCGGGTCGTCGAGGCGTACGCCACCGTGTTCGACGAGCCCGCCGAGATCCACGACGCCCAAGGCCACTACACGGAGGTCATCGACCGGTCGGCGTTCGACGCGGTCCTCGCGAAGATCGCCCGGTCCCGCGGCGGGTTCGGCGGCGCGGTCCGCGTCCTGTTCAACCACGGCAAGACGATGGAGGGCGTCCCCGCCCCGGAGTTCCAGCGGCCCATCGGCAAGGCGCTCGACATCCGCCCTGACGGGCGGGGGCTGCTGACCCGCACCGAGTACGCGAAGAAGCCTTTCGCCGAGGAGATCCTCGACGACATCCGGGAGGGCCGCATCACCGGGCAGTCCTTCGTCGGCGGGATCCACCGGTCCGACCCGGAGCTCCGTGGCCCGGGTGACAAGTACCGCGGCCGCAACGGGGTGCTGCAGACGGTGCGGCGGATGGCCCTGGGGCTGCGGGAGTACGGCCCGGTCCTGTACGGCGCGTACACCGGGGCTGAGTTCCTCGGCGTCCGCATGGCCCTGCCCGGCACGGCCGGGGACCTTGAACTTGACCTGCCCGAGGACGAGGAGAGCACCCCCGCAATGGAGGGGGATGCCGCCGGCGGCACGCCCGAAGACGTGACCTCGACTCCCCGGTATCACGCCCACCGGCTGCTCGCGCTCCGCATCGAGGAGATGTGCCGCGAGACCGGTATCGGACCCCTGAGGAGTCAGTGGTAGCAAATGGCAACCCTGGATGACATCATCCGCGAGCAGAACACGATCCACGAGGAACTGGAGCGGATCGCCTCGGACCCGGACACCACCGAGGACAAGGACGGCAACATGCGGGACACGCTGGTGTCCCGGTGGAAGGAACTCGACGAGGACCGGGCGAAGATCGTATCGCGGATGGAGGAGCTGGAGCTGATCCGCAAGGCTGCCGCCGACCCGGCCAACCGCGAACCCGGTGACGGCGGCGGCGGGCCCGGCCGGTGGGAGGGGCGCTCCCCGCAGTTCATGATGCGCCCGGACCCGTTCGGCGACCTGGACCAGGTCAAGCGGCACCTGGTCACCGGCAGCGACATGGTCGCCCGCGCGCAGACCGCGGTGGAATACTGCAACCGGGCCGGGCGGCTGGCTGACGAGTTCGCGGAGGAATCCACTCGCAAGGCCACCTCGGACCCGAAGATCGCCCGGCACATCCTGATGTTCGGCAACGACGAGTATTACGAGGCGTTCCGCGACTACCTCAACGACCCGCTGGGGGAGGGCGTGCAGCGTGCCGCCGGGGCGCTGTCGCTGGTACTGGCCCAGGGCGGCTACATGGTTCCTTTCACGCTCGATCAAATGGTCGCCTAGCACCGTAAGGTGCTAGTGAAAATCCCGAGAATTGCTGGAACGTCCTGATAGACGGTCGCACCACAGCGTGACGCGAAAGCGTGAGCGCGACGGTTTGAGAAGCGGCCGGTAGGGATAATCAGCAGCCGAGCTTGCCTGGGTCCGCCCCGACAAGAAGGTTCAACGACTATGTACGGGATATCCCACTTCCAGTCATCCTGTACTCTTGGTTCGTGCCGGACCGAGAGTGCGTAATCTGCGGGGAGATGTTCACCCCGCGACGGCAGGTCGACAAGACCTGCAAGATGGAATGCCAGATCCAGTGGCGCCGTCACCTGAGCCGCGAAAGGGCCAAGCGCCACTACGAGCCCCGGCCGCAACGCCCGGATACCAAATGCGAGTCCTGCGGGGCACGCATTCAGGTACGCCGGGCAGGTCCGCTGCCCCGCTACTGCCCAGAATGCAGGGCCGCCCGGGATGTGGCCCGGAGCCGGGACCGGACAGGCGTCAGGCGCTGCCATAAGTGCCAGGCCGCCCTCTCCGAGACGGTCCGCAAACCCGGCCTGGCGGTCTGTGACAACTGCCGGGCTGACCGCCGCGAGCGCAGCCGCGATATCGAAGAACGGCGACGGCTCCGCAGGTACGGGCTAACCCAGGAGGAGCATGACCGGCTCCTGGCCAGCCAGGGCGGTCGCTGCGCAGGATGCGGGACGGACCAGCCAGGGCGCAAGAACTGGTGCATCGACCACTGCCACAAGTCCGGCCAGGTCCGGGCGCTGCTGTGCTATCGGTGCAACCTGGCGCTTGGCATGGTAGACGAGAACCCCGGAACCCTCCGGGCGCTGGCCGGCCTGGCGGAGCAGTTCAAAACGGCACAAGTGGGATAAAGATATAGTCTGGCCTCCGCGGAGACGCGGAGAGGCTGGCAGAAATGACCAGCCCCGCGCCCTGCCTGGGCGTGAGTAACAAAGCGCCAACCATCGTGCTCACCACGGACGGGACGACGAACCCGTACCGCCGTCTGGCCAGCGTGAAGCAGACGACGACGAACGCGTGGCAGGGGGTCAACTCGGCCGGGGTGCAGGCCGCCTACCTCGACGAGGCCGCCAGCGCCTCCACCGCCGCCTATTCCGGCGTCGGGCAGATCCAGATCGGGGTGAAGAAGGCCGCCGCGTGGATCTACGGGAGTCTCGAGGCGAACGAGGACACCAACTTCGCTGACCAGCTCCCCCGCCTGCTGCAGGACGGCAAGGACATCCTGGAGGAGCAGAACTTCGCCGCGGGGACCGGGGGGACCGCGCTGAACGCCGGGGCGCCGTCCGGGATCGCGTTCAGCCTGGGCACCGCGCAGCGGGTCGTCCTGGGCACTCCCGGCGGCCCGTACGTCGCCCAGGACATCTACAACCTCGAGGCCGCGCTCGGCCCCCGGTTCCGGCTCAACCCCTCCGTGGGGTTCGTCGGGAACATCGGCACCATCAACAAGGTCCGGGGCCTGTCCCCGTCCGGCGCCGGATCCTCGTTCTGGGCGACGCTCGGCGATGGCACCCCGTCCCGGCTCCTCAACCACGTCATCGAGGAATCCCCGTCGGTCACCACCGCCACCGGCACCACCGGCACCGCCGCCACCGGCACCGGGTCCGCCGCCCTCATCTTCGGCGCGTGGGACCACTTCATCATCGCGGACCGCATCGGGGTCAGCATGCTGTTCGAGCCCATGATCAAAGACAGCTCCACCGGAGCGCCCAAGGGGCAGCAAGGCTGGTTCTATTATTGGCGGAGTGGCTCAGGTGTAAGTTCCACCAACGCATTCCGGCTACTCACGGTCGGCTGATGACCTGCTGAGATAAGCCGGTCCTGGTTTTACTCCAGAAGCAAGAGGAATCCTGCGGGATGGCCGTCACCTCCGGGTGCGGCCATTCTGCGAGAAAGGGCGAAGCTCAGTGAGCGAGCAGGATGCGGGGGCGGTGCACGCGGCGGGGGAGGCGGCGGCGCAGCAGCGGCAGGATCATTACCTGGCGAACATCTCCGGGCAGGGTAATCCTGCGGGGGATCCGGCGGGGGCGCCGTCGACGCAGATGCCGGATGCGCCGCCGCCGCCTGACCGGAGCACCACCTGATGGCGGGGATGACCGTGACGGTCCCGGATGACATCCCGACGGGGGTGACGGCGGAGGAGGCGGCCCGGCTGGCGACCCTGGCGCGGGGCGGTGACGTGCTCGAGCTGGGGGCGTGGTTCGGGTTCTCCACGGTGGTCCTGGCGCAGGCGGCCCGGCGGGTCACGTCGGTGGACTGGCACCGGGGGGATGCGGGGACGGCGGACTGGGACCGGGACGCTGGCCTGGGCGAGGCGGGGACGTGGGACGCGTACCGGGGAAACCTGGCCCGGTACGGGGTCGCGGCCAAGGTCGATGCGCGGCGGGGCCGGTTCGAGGACGTGCTGCCCGCCCTGGCCCGGGAGGGGCGGCTGTTCGACGGGGTGTTCCTGGACGCGCAGCATGACGCGGCGGCGGTGGCGGCGGATCTGACGCTCGTCCTGCCGCTGGTCCGGCCGGGCGGGTGGGTGGCGTTCCACGACTACGGGCGGGGCGAGGCGACGGGCCACCCCGGGTGGGGGGTGACGGAGGTCGCGGACGCCTTCGGGGTCGCCGGGGTCACCGGTCACCTGGCGTGGGGCATCGTCCCCGGCCCCGCCGCGGCGGGCGGGGCCGCGGACCGGACGCTGACGATCGTCGGGATGCCCTACCAGGCGGACGGGTCCGGGTACCACCGGCTGTACCAGCCGTTCAGGCACCTGACCGCGAACTCGCGGCACGTGTTCGGCATACCGGCGCCGGGCGCCAGGCTGCCGCACCCGACCCCGGCGGACGTGGAGGACATCGACGTGCTGGTGTTCCAGCGGCCGACGTTCGCGCTGGGAACGCGGCTGTTCGACCGGCTCGGCGGGCACGTCGCCCGGGTGCATGAGACCGATGATGACCTGATCACCACGGACACGTCGAACCTGCCGTTCACCACGGACCCGCGGGCGGCGGAGTCGGTGCGGTACTGCCTGCGCCGCGCGGAGATGGTGACCGTGTCCACGCCGTACCTGGCGGACCTGTACGCCCCGTTCAATTCCAATATCGTGGTGCTGCCGAATTACGTGAAGGCGGGGCTGCTGGAGATGCCGCGCAAGCGCAGGGACCGGGTGACCATCGGGTGGCAGGGCGGCACGTCGCACCTGATCGACCTGTGCGTCATCCAGGACCCGCTCCGCGACGTCCTCGACGCGCACCCGGATGTGGACATGCACTGGATCGGGGTGGACTATTCGCCGATGCAGTGGATCAAGGCACCCTGGCTGCGGTCCCGGTGCCGGTTCACTCCCTGGGCGGATGACGTCGGTGACTACTACAAGGCCATCGACTTCGACATCGCGATCGCGCCCCTGGCGGACATCCCTTTTAATAAATCGAAATCGTATTTGAAATGTTTGGAGGCGGCCGCCCGGGGGATCCCGGTCGTGGCGCAGGACTCCGAGCCGTACCGCGAGTTCGTCCGGGACGGGGAGACGGGGTACCTGGTCCGCACCCCGGAGCAGTGGCAGGCCCGGCTGACCGAGCTGATCAACGATGCGGCGGCGCGGGAGGAGATGGGCGCGAAGGCCAGGGCGCTGGCGGCCGGGTACACGATCCAGGAGCACTGGGTGCGCTGGGAGAAAGCCTATGAGGCCGCGGCTCGCTGATCAGTCACTATCTGGCGCGGAAAGTATCCGCGGGTCCGCATATTTGAAGATGCGCGCGATGCGCTTAGCCTGCTCATCGGTCATCCGCGGTGCGCGTTTGACGATCTCGTCGATCGCGCGGTCGGTGCGCTCCCGTTCGAGATCTTCGGGATCGGCGCCGGGATGGTGGCGGGCGTCGGCGGCGTTGCGGGCGCGGATGCGGCGCTGCTCAGCGGTCAAGGGCATGCACCAATGCTAACTAGCTACCGGCAGGGAGACGATGATGGCGCGCAGGATCGTCAAGGAGGTCACCCATCCGGTTCACGGCCCGGGCGGTGAGGTGCTGTACGCGCCGGGCGATCAGTTCGCGGAGGACCGTGAGCTGCCGCCGGATGTGCCGTGGCGGCTGGTCATCGCCGAGGTCCCCGACGAGCCGGAGGCGAAGCCCGCGCCCGCCAGGCCCGCGGCGAAGCCGGCGTCCGGCAAGGGCACCTGAGTGCACCCGTCCGCGTACGAGTTCGGCTCGACGGCCCTGTCCGAGGCGGATGTCAAGGGCCGGCGGGTCGTGGAAGTCGGCGCGTACAACGTCAACGGCAGCGTCCGGGACGTGATCACGGCGATGGGCCCGGCGCGGTACCTGGGGACCGATGAGCGGGACGGCCCGGGGGTGGACCTGCCGCTGCCGGCGGAGCGGCTTCCCTGGGTCCTCGGCTACGACAGCGCGGATGTGGTGGTGTGCCTGGAGATGCTGGAGCATGCCCTGGACTGGCGCGGCGCGGTCACGGGCATGGCCCGGATCCTGGCGCCGGGGGGGCTGCTGCTGCTGACGACCCGCAGCGAGGGGTTCCCGTTCCACCCGCACCCGGTGGACTGCTGGCGGTACTCGGTGGATCATATGGCCGCGGTCGCGGCGGCGTGCGGCCTGCAGGTGCTCCGCCTGGAGCCGGACCCGGATCCGGCGTCGCCGGGGGTGTTCCTGCTGGCCCGCAAGCCGGCGCAGGGGTGGGTGGAGGCGGGGATGGCGGAGGGCCTGGCCGCCGTCGAGCCCGGCCCGCCCCGGTGATCAGATGAGCATCTGGGATGCTACCGAGCCGTGCCCGTGCGGCCGGATGGATAAGTCCCCGGCCTTGTGGCTGTGCCGCCTGTGCTACCTGGAGAAAGAGATCAGGTACGCGGTCCGGGAGCTGAAACGCGGCGGCGAGGGCTATGACTGGCACGCGGCCGGGCTGGCGCGGCTGGGGAAGCTCGCGTGAGGTTCGCGACCGACAAGGTCACCCACGGGTACCTCCCGGCGTATCTGCGGATCGCCGCGGAGCTCGGCCCGGCCGCAAGGGTGTGCGAGGTGGGGGTGCAGGATGGTCACGGCCTGGACCTGTTCCAGGCCCTGTTCCCCGCCGGCACGGTCGCCGGGGTCGACGTGAACCCGGGGTGCCGGTGGCCCGAGGGCTGTATAGAAATACATGCCCGCCAGGATGACCCGGGCCTGTTCGTCCTGCTCGGCAATTACAGCCTGGCGTGGGACCTGGTCGTCGACGACGCGTCCCACGACGGGAAGCTCACCGCGGCGACGTTCGGGTTGCTGTGGCCGCTGGTGGCCCCGGGCGGCTTCTACGTGGTCGAGGACTGGATGGTGGCCCTGGGCTGGCCGGGTTACGACGACTCGATGCTGACCGCGGTGGCGGGGCTGCTGCCGCTGCTGAGGCGGGACGGTGACGTGGAGGAGATCACGTACAGGTACGGCCTGGCCGTGCTGCGCAAACGCCGGGCCGGGCACATGAAGACGACGATGCTGACCTGAGAGCGGGGCGCCGGTGTCCTGGTCGTTCGTCGGCAGGCAGGCCGCCGGTAACACGGTCAACGGCGCCACCACGGGGACGGTCACCCTCCCGGCCGGGGTGCAGGGCGGCGACTTCATCGCCGTCGCCATCAACAACACCACCGGCGGCGCGGCCACCACCTGCTCGGTCGCCGGGTTCACCGCCCTGTCGAATCAGGCGTCCGGCGGCGGGAACGCCGGCCACGACAAGCTCTGGACGGGGTACCGGGTCGCCGCCGGGGCACCCGGCTCGGCGACCAGCGATTCGACGTTCGCGGTCACGTTCGGCGCGAACACCTGGGCTGAGTTCGACCTGATCGTCATCCGCTCGACGGCCGGCGCCGGCACGGTGACCTACACCTTGCACACCCAGGCGACGTACACGGCGGCGCTGCCCGACGCCACCCTGTCCCCGGCCCCCGGCGCGGGTGACCTGACCATCTTCGGGTACGGCGGGCAGAACGCGGCGCTGTCCGGCACGGAACTGATCGCCACCGCGCCCGCCGGGCTGGCTAACTGGCCGTCACCGTGCCCCACGCTGTCCGGGAACGGCGGCGTCTACGGCATGGGCTGGGGTACCGGGCTGACCGCGCCGGGCGGGGCCACCTGCACGGTCGGGACCGCGGCCCTGGCGACGCTCGACGCGATGGACTTCGCGATCGGCGTGACCGAGGTGGCGGCGGCGGTGCGGCCGGTGGTCCTGGTGGTCCCGCAGGCAGCGGTCATGCAGGCAGCCAACTGGTAACAACGGAAAGGGGCCAGCGATGGCCAAGGCCGGATACAGCATCACGACAGGCGTCGCGGGAACCGCCGGCGTCCCCCTGTCCGCGGGTGTGGTGAAGTCGGTCCTGACGCTCATCGCCCCGGCGACCTTCGGCATCGACCTGACCAAGATCCGGGTCGGGTTCGACGGGGTGACCGCGTCGGCGGTGCCGGTGATGGTGGAGATGTGCGACAACACCCTGGCGTCGAACTCGACGCCGGGCACGGCCAACAGCAACGGCAACAGCAGCATCACCCAGGTGTACGGCCGCGCGATCGCGGCGGGGTTCACCGGGTTCTACAACTCCACGACGGAGCCGACGATCCTGTCGTCCTATGACCGGTGGACGCTGACCCCGAACGGCGGCCTGGTGATCTACGACTGGCCGCTCGGGTCCACCCACGACACGCCCGTGTCGGCGGGCGTCACGATGCGCTGCAACGCGCCCGCCGCGGTGAACTGCACGGCGACTTTCTGGGCAGAAAGGTGCTAGCGCGGCGTGGCTGAGCTGATCCGCGAGGTCGCCACGCCGGGTCCGGGGCAGTGCCTGCTGCACGTCATCCGCAGCCCGCAGGACCCGGACGGCCGGGTGTTCGTGGAGCGCGCCGACCCGGTCGTGGCGATCAGCGAGGGCCTGATCCGGCAGATCCGCGCGGGCGGAAGCCACCCGGACGTGAGTCTGGACGGGAAGACGCTGGTGATCGACGGCGCCAACCGGCAGGTGGCCTACCGGCTGAAGGCGTGCGGGCAGCCGGGCTACCTGCTGGGCACGCTGACCTGACCGGCTAGGAGGCGGCCGTGGCACAGCTCGGCCGCGGCCAGCCCGCCCCGGCGGTCATCTCCCGCGGGAGCCTGGCCGACCCGCCGGACCTGCTCAAGCGGGGCCCGGTCGTCATCTCCGGGGCGCGGGACCGGCTGGCGTTCGCGGTCACCGCCGGGCAGGGCATCCCGGTCCCCGCGGTCATCAGCCGGAACAGCCTGCAGGACGCGCCGGTCCTGACGACCCCGGCGCCGCACGTCATCCAGGCCGCGGCCACGCCGGGGTTCGGGCAGCCGCCGGCCGGCCTGACCGCCCGGTCGTCGCTGCAGGACCTCGCGACCCCGGCGCCGGCGGTCATCCCGGCCGCCGCCACTCCCCGGTGGGGGCAGCCGGGACCTGCGGTCATCACCGCCGCGCCGGCCGTCAGCGCCGCGGCGCCCGCGCAGGCCGCCCCGGCGGCCGTCGTCATCGCGGCGCAGCCGCCAGCCGTACCGCCGCAGCAGGCGCTCACCTCCCGGTCCTCCCTGGCCGACGCCCCGGTCCTGACCACCCCGGCGCCGCTGGTCACCGGGCCCGCGGCTACGCCCGGTTTCGGCAGGCCGGGGCCGCCGCTGGTCTCCTCGGCGCCGTTCACCCCTGCTACGGCCACCCCGGCGCCGCTGGTCATGTGGCGGCAGCCTCCCGCAGTGCCGCCCGGACCGGCGGTCATCTCCCGCGGCTCCTTCGCCGACGCCCCGGTCCTGACGACATCGGCGCCCGTGGTGGTCCTGGCCACGGCGGTCACCGGCTGGGGGAAACCGCAGGCGGCGGTCATCTCGGCGAACCCTGCCGCACCCGCCGCAGCGGCGGCGGCCACGCCGCAGCCGGTCATCGTCGCTGCCGCCGTCAAGCTGGCCGCGGCGCAGCCTCCGGTCATCCTGCGTAACACGCTCGCCGACCCGCCGGTCCTGACGACGCCGCGGCCGGTCGTGGTGATGACCCAGCTCCGGCCGCCGCCCACGACCACGGTCATCAGCGGCGCGCCGTTCATCCCGCCCCCGCCGCCGTTCACCGTCGGCGCCCTGACCGCCGCAGACGTCCCCGGCGCCGTCCTGACCGCGGCGGGAGCCAGCAGCGCGCTGACGGCCGCCACGGCGGCGTCCGGGACGCTCACAGCCACCGACCAGCGGACGGGAGGGCCGAGTTGAGCCGGTACCCCCAGGGTGCCCCAGCTAGTCCGCTGCCTGGGCTCGCTTGCGTTCCCTGTAGCGCCGCTGGACCTCCGCGTTAGTTAGCCGGACGCGGCCGTCCCTCAAACGTGACCGGCGGTTGTTCGCCTGTTCAGTTGGCGTAGCCCAGCGGCAGTTCTCTGGCGAGTACGGACCATCGTTGTCGGGCCAGCGGTCCAGGGTCTTACCCGCCGGCCGTGGCCCCATGTCGGCGAGGAAGACCGCGAAGTCGTCCCACTGGGGGCAGATCGTGATACCGCGGCCGCCGTAACGCTCGCGACCGGGGCGGTTCACGTCATTGACTCTCTGGCGCATCGCGCACCAGGAGATGTATGCCGGGCGGTATTCGGGATCGTGTGACATTCCGTGGGTGCTGGCCATCACGCGGACGCGCTCGGCAGTCACCTCGCGGTTGCGGCACCCGCAACTTGTTGAGAGGCCGTTCAGGAGATTGCCTGCACAGACTTCGCGTTCCGTGCCGCATTCGCAGCGGCAAAACCAGTAGGCAGCCATCTGGCCGCCGGGCTGGCGACGGCTAGCAGCGGGTGCGGTAACCGTCCAGCGGCCGAATGTCTCACCCGTGAGTTGCCGTTTTGATCCGTTCGCTCCCATATCGAAAGTCTACCCGTAGCCAAACGGATAACGGGTCACAATAAAGGGCGGTGACAGGTGTCTCGCTATCCGGCCGGCCAGCCAGTCACCATCCCGGTCACGGTCAGGCAGCGCAACGCGGACGGCACGTACAGCCTCGTCGACAGCACGCCCGTCATCGTCGTCAAGCTGGCCCAGGCCGACGGCACCATGCTCACCACCGGAACCTACAGCGCCCCCGCCCATGACGGCCTCGGCCTGTACCACCAGGACATCCCGGCAGCCGATCTCACCGTCACCGGGCACTACCAGTGGGCCGCCACGACCACCGGAACCGGCGCAGGCGTCGCCTTCGGCGACTTTGACGTGTTCGACCCGTTCGAGACCGCGGTCCTGCCGCTGGGCGACGCGAAGGACACCCTGAACATCCCGCAGGCCACCACGACGTTCGACAGCGAGATCCAGTCCTGGATCGCCACGATCGAGTCCAGCCTGGAGAAGGCCACCGGCGGCCCCCTGGTCAACCGGGTCATCACTGCCGAGCGCGCCGAGCTGCTGTCCGGGCAGACCGTGATCGCCGTCCGGCAGCGGCCCCTGGTCTCCGTCACCCAGGTCACCGGCGCCGGCGGGGCCCCGATCGACATCAGCGGCGGCCTGAAACTCGACGTCAACGCGGGACTCATCCGCAGGCCGCTCGGCTTCCCGTTCTACGGGCCGTTCTTCGCCTGGCTGCCCGAGGTGTACGTCACCTACGTCGCCGGGTGGGGCACTAGCGTTCCGGCGGCGTTCAATAGCTTCGCCCGGATCGTCCTGCAGAATCTCTGGGACGCCCAGCGCGGCCCCGCCGCCATGCCCATGGGAGGCGGGGAGATGGTGACCCCGCCAGGATTCGGTTTCGCCATCCCGAACCGGGCCGCCGAGCTCCTCAACGGCTCACTCGGAGGCGTGCCCTTTATCTCGGAAGCTTTTGTCTGACCAGCTGAGCCTGTCGTGAGCAGACGCGGCTGCAGAAGCGCTGCCGGTAGTCGCCGGGTTTGTAGGGCTGGCCGCAATGCTCACACTTCCGTTGCGCTATTGATCTTCTGCCGCGGGCGGCCTTTACCCGGCTGCAGATGCGGCAGTACCTGCCGCCATTACGGTACCGGCCGGTGTTCTCAGGCGTGTACTCATGATCCTGCGGGCAATGTGTGATCGCCTCGAAGGCTCTCCGGTTGTTCTCCTGCTGGGTGACAGGTTCCAGGTGAGCCGGATTCACGCACGATGTGACGCGGCACAGGTGATCCAGGTGCAGCCCTTCGGGGATCGGGCCGACAAGCAGGATGTAGGCCACCCGGTACGCCGCAAGAGGGCGACCCTCGTAGTACATCCACGGGTAACGGCCGTCCCGGCAGTAGCCCAGCCACAGCCAGCACGGGCCGAGTTCGGGACGGTATGCCGGGACCGGGCCGTTCTTGTTGACCTTCGGCCAGAAGCGCTCGGCGGGCGGGCGGGACGGTCTATATCGATACCGTTTAGGCATAGGTACATGTTACCGGGAGGGCGGGCGCGGTGAGCACCACCCGGTTCGCCGACGCGGTCACCGCGCTCCTCGCCGCCTACGCCAGCGCGTCCGGCCTGGCCGGGGTGCCCGTCTACGACGGGCCGCAGCCCACCTCGGCCGCCGACCCGGACTTCGTCATCGTCGGCCACGACGCGTCGATGGCCGCGGACGGCACCCTGCAGGCCGCCGCGCTGGCCGGGAACTACCTGCAGGACTGGGAGGACTTCGACACCGGGAAAGGCGAACGCGGCTGGGTCCAGTGCCTGATCGTCTCCCAGACCGGTGATGTCACCGACATGCCCGGCCGCCGCGCCCGCGTCAAGGTGCTCCTGGCCGCCGCCGAGGACGCGGCCGCGGCCGCGCAGGTCACGCACCTGACGTTCGACGGCACGTCCGACGGGCGGTTCATCACCCGGCAGGGCTCCGCCGGGGTCGCCGTCATGGTCGCCTACCGGGTCACCTACTCCGCGCCGTGGGGCTGACGCCGCACCCACACCCGGACCCGGTTGCCGCCGAGCAGGTCAACGTGGTCGACCGGCAGCACCCGCTCATTGTCGCCGATCCTGACCGTGAGCGCCGTCAGGAAACCCGCGGCCGGGTTCGGCTGGTCGCCGGTGTCGATCTCGATGGGCATCAGGTCGGGGACCGGGCCGAGCAGCGCGGTGACATCAACATCGGAGCTGAACGTGCCGGTAAACGTGCCGCTGGCGTCTAGCAGCCCGGCCACGTAGTCCCGGACCCGCTCGTCATTCATCATCATGCCCGGGAGTGTAATGCGCTGGCTGCTGATCCACCCCGGGCCGAACGCGAGACCCGCAACTGAGTCTTATGATGTTCGGAACCACGGCCCTGCCGGTGAGAGGGTACGGACTCCGACGGCTAGCCGCACCTCCGCCCAAGCCCCGTGGTGCGACATGGGGTATCCCTGCCATCGCACGGGCAGGGTGTTCCCGGCAGGGTCATGGCCAGCGGGCGATGACCGCTACTCGCGCCACGTCTCGCCGCGAGTGATGCGGCCGATATTCGGGACGCTCACCCCGAAAGTCAGCGCGAGCGCACGCCGCGACTCGCCAGCCGCATAACGGCGGCGGATATCCCTGACGGCATTCCAGGTGAGCTTCGCCGCTGCGCTCCGTTCGCCCCGGGCGTCAACGCCGTCCCTGACCTTATCCCGGGAATTTTCGGCTCTGGTGCCATAAGACAAGTTGACGAGGCGGTTATCGGATGTCCGGCCGGCCCCATGCCTAGCCTCCTGACCGTCCGGGCACGGGCCGAGGAATGCGCGAGTGACGAGCCAGTGCACATCCCGGTACATGCGTTCACCGGCCCGGGTAAGGGACACCCTGAGATGCCCGTGCCGGTTCTTGGGTACGGGCCGCAGCAACTGGCCGCCGCGGATACCGGACGCGGTGACCCGTGGCAGGCTCCGTACCCGGCCAAGGTCACTGACTTCGTAGAAGCTTTCCCAGCCGGGGACGGGAAGCCATCGCTCAGTAGGATCGATCACAGCCGCACCTCCGATGCGGTCAGGTCCGGCCGTTGCGTTGGCTCGCGCGGCCGGACCGCTCACCTCCCCCCATTTTACCGTGAGGAGGTGATGTCTTTATGCGCTGGCTGGTTATCCACCCAGGGCCTTTAGCCCAACTTCAGTGTCGCCGATATGCATGTCGGATGGGTAGAAGCGCTGCGCGGCCTCGGCGAAGAGGTCATGGAATACAATCTCGACGCGCGGCTGCAGGTCTTCGACTCGGCGCTCATGCCCGAGACCGGGGCCGCACCCGACAGCGAAGGGCGCCGGCCGGCCCGCAAGGCGTTCACCACCGAGCAGGCCGTCGGGCTCGCCACAGGCGACCTGCTGCTCGGCGCGTGCTATAGATGGTGGCCAAGCGTCGTCCTGTGCGTGTCCGCGTTCTTCACCCCCGCGTCCGTGCTGGAGGTCATGCGGTCCCGCGGCCACACGATCGTGATGCTGTTCAGCGAGGCGCCGTACCAGGCCGGGCAGCAGCTTCAGATGGCGAAGTTCGCCGATATCAGCCTGGTCAACGACCCGGCTGGCATTGAGGCGTACCGGGCGGCCAGCCCGGTGGCGGAGTACATGCCGCATTCCTACCGCCCGTCGGTGCACTACCCGGCGCCTGCGGGGACGGAGCCGGAGTACGACCTGGCGTTCGTCGGCACCGGGTTCCCCAGCCGGGTCGCGTTCCTCGAGCAGATGGACCTGGCCGGGCTGCGGGTCGCGCTCGGCGGATTCTGGGGGCGCCTGGCCGCGGACTCGCCGCTGCGCGGGCACCTGCTGTCCCGCGACGCCGACGCGGACGTGTGCGTGGACAACGCCGAGACGGCCGCCCTGTACCGGCGTGCGGCGTGCGGGATCAACTTCTACCGGCGCGAGGCGGAGCCGGACTGGGACGCGCAGGCATACGCGTGCGGGCCGCGGGAGATCGAGCAGGCGGCGTGCGGGCTGTGGTTCGCCCGCGACAGCAGGCCCGAATCGGACGAGCTCTTCCCCATGCTGCCCGCCTTCACCACCCCGGAAGAGGCATCCGGCCAGATCCGCTGGGCGCTCGCCCATCCAGATGAACGCGCGGAAGCTGCACTGAAGGCCCGCGCGGCCATCGCGGACCGGACGTTCACCAACGCGGCGAAGCGGCTGCTGTCGCTGCTCGGCAAACAACCACGGAGGTAGCAAGTGAGCCGCGATCATGGCAGGAACGGCAGGGTCTATTTCGGGGTCACGCAGACCGCCGGGGTGTCGGCGGCGGCGTCGCCGCTGCCGTTCCAGGCGGCCTGGTCCGTCAACCAGGTCACGGACAAGTCGGAGGTCACTGCGTTCGGCGACCAGAACAAGGTGTACGTCGCGGGGCTCCCGGATTCCTCCGGGGACTTCTCCGGGTTCCTCGACGACGCCTCGTCGCAGACGTTCGTCGCGGCGCTCGACGGGATCCCCGCAACTTCTACCTGTACCCGAACGTCACCGCGTTCCCGAACAACTGGTACTGGTTCGGGCAGATCATCGCCGACGCGTCGGCGGACGGCGCGGTCGGCGGCCCCGCAACCTTCAAGGCCTCCTGGAGCGCGGCCACCGCAATCACGAGGTACACGCCACTGGGTTTGGGCACCTAGCCGGGCTGGCGGGGTCCGCTGCCGTTCTCCGCGCCGAGTCCCTTGCGGAGCAGGATCCGGACGGCGTCGGCGAGGGAAATCCCGTAGATGCCGGCGTAGCCCTGGATCTCGTTCCTCAGGTCCTCGTCGATCTCGAGGCGCAGCTTGGCCATCTGGCCCTCCTTTAGTTGCTGACGTGCCCGGGCTCTACAGGCCAACCTTGGCGACGGCATATTCCGCCTGCGCCTCGGTGAATCCCTCGCCATAACTGGAGGTCAGTTGCTCCAGCAGGCCCTGGCGGCTGAAGCCCTGACCGAGTGCCATGTAGCCCTTGGCGGACTCCATAGCCTGCTCGTACCAGTTGGGATGGAGGTAGGCAATGGCAAAGCTGGCGGTCTCTGCCGTGAAGCCCTCGCCATAGCTTGAGGTGAGCTGCTTGAACAGCCCGGACTTGCTGAAGCCCTGACCGAGGGACAGGTAACTCTGCGCGGATTCCACGGCCTGCTGCTGAGCAGCAGACATCACGGGAGCGGCTGGCGTGGCCACGGCGGGGGTGCTGGCCGAGGAGTCAGCAGGAGCAGGCGCGGATGAGGTGTTACTGGCTGCAGGGACCGCGGCGGGGTCGGCGGGGCAGTAACTGAACCCGTCGGAGATGGTGACGGCTGAGGTCGCGCAGGCGTAGCCGTTCTGGTCGGTGAACGATGCGGGTGCCGAGGTGGCGGACGCGGTTGCCTTCGGCGCGGGACGGGTGCCGCCGGACGTGGCCGCGCCGGCGATTCCCGCGGCGGTGATCAGGCTGGCAAGGCCGATCGCGGGGAAGACGATCCAGTTGCGGACCCGGTGGCGCTTCCTGCGCGGCGGTTCTGCGGACTGGACGGGCTGGGTACTCGGGCTGGGATCGGTGTAGGTCATTTTTGCTCCCTTTCTGTACCCGGAATGTACCCGCCGTGTACCCAGCTGTCAAAGGACTTTCGTCCTGTTCCCGGGAGGACTCATGGCTGATGCCGCGACGGAGCTGGAGGCGCTCGCGTTCCGGCTGCGCCGCCTCGGGGACGGCGGCCTGGTCCGGGAGCTGACCGAGGCGATGCGCCGCGCCGCAGGCCAGGTGCCGGACGAGATACGCGCCGGGCTGGTGCCAGAGTCACCGAAGCTGCCCAACCGGTACGCCGCCGAGCTGGACGCCGACGTGCGGATCGGCGTCAACGTCCGCACCACTGGCAGCGACCCCGGCGTGTCCGTCACCGGCACCACGCGCAGCGGGCGGGCCCGCAAGCTCCGCCGCCTCGACGCGGGCCGGCTCACCCATCCCGTCTACGGCAACCGCGAGGTGTGGCGCACGCAGGAGGAGCCGTCCGTGCAACCCGGGTGGTTCACCGGCCCCGCCCGGGACGCCGAACCCCGCGTCCGCGCCGAGATCGAGCAGGTGCTGCGGGACATCGAAGCAAAGGAGATGCGCGCCCCTTGAAAGTGACAGTGGCCGGCGAGACGTTCGATTACGACGGCACGAAGCAGCCCATGTCCGAGGCGCTGTGGATTGAGGACGTGTACAAGCGGCGGTACGCCGAATGGCAGTCCGACCTGGAGGCCGGGTCCGCGAAGGCGCTGTGCATGCTCGCCTGCCTCATCTGGCGCCGCGATGGCCGCAACGTGGACACCGCCTACGCCGATCTCCTCGACGGCACGACGGACTTCGACCTCAACGAGATGCTCCAGTCGATGGTCGCGGCCGCGCAGGCCGCGCAGACCGCGCAGGAGGAGGCCGCCGCGGCGGGCCCTACGACCCCGGAGCCGTCGTCGGCCCCGGATGGCACACATTTGATCGCAACCGGTACATCGGGGCGTTCTCGGAACGCCTCGGGATCCGGCCGTGGGAAATCGACGAAAACCTGAGCGTCGCCGACTTCGAGGCGTTGCTGGACTATATTGAAGAGTCAAGCCGCAGTGACTGAAACATCAGGCTGACCTGCGACAATGGACAACGTAAGGACCCCGGCGAGGCGGTAACCTCCCGGGGCGCGGCCGAACCTGTGCGAGAGGTCCGACGTGACAGAGCCTAATCCTGCGGCTAAACCTAAGCGTGACCGGCGGCAGTACAACCGCGAATGGCTTGAGGCAAACCGCGAGAGAGCCCGCGCCCGGAATCGTAAGCGATATGCAGCTGACGGCCGGCGGCAGCGCGAGTATGCGCGTGAGTATTACGCGGAGAACCGCGAGAAGATCGCGGCGCAGCGGAAGCTTCGCCGCAAGCCTGATGATCCGCGCGCATCGCGCAGGCAGCACCTCAAGCTCGCGCACGGCCTTGATGAGGCAGCGTGGCAGGCAATCTGGGACGTACAGGGCGGCTGCTGTTACCTGTGCGGTGACGCTCTTGATTCGGTGACGACCCATGTTGAGCACTATCACGGCTGCGCTGCGCACTCGCCCAAGCGATCCTGCTCATTCTGCCGGCGCGGACTTGCCTGTCAGGCGTGCAACCTGATTATCGGCCGCACCGGCGACGAACCCGCCCTTCCCAGGATCATCGCTGACAACCTCGAGCGGGCCAACGCTGACGTCGCAGCACGTCAGGCGGTGATGCCGCAACACATAACACTCTTCTAGGAGAGCCGTGGCCGCCAGCATCACGTTCGATTTTTTGAGTAGGGGCGGCCCGGCTCTGGCGGGCCAGTTCAAGTCCGTCGGCGATAACGCCGCCGCCGCGGCGCGGGGCGCGAAGGTCCTGCAGACGGTCATCGGGGAACTCGGCACCAAGGAGAACCGCACCGCGGCGGAGTCGAAGATCCTGGCCAGTGCCCTCCGGCAAACCGGGGAGGCGGAGGACCGGGTTGCGGCGAGGGCCGTCCTGGCTGACGCGGCGATCCGCCGTCTTGACGACGCGATGCAGGACTCGTCCAAGGACACTGCCAAGGCCAGGGGTGAGGTGACCGGGCTGGCCAGGGCGCTGGACGGGCTGAAGGGCCACGCGCTGGCGGGGTCCGCGCTGCTGGCGATCCCGGCGCTGGCCACCCTGGGCGGGGTCGGCGCGGGGGCGGCGGCCGGGATCGGGGGGGCGTTCGTCGCCGCGGCGGGGGGGCTGGCCGCGTACGGGGCGGTCGCCAAGTCGGTGCTGTCCGCGTCCGCGGACGCGGCCAAGAAGGTGACCACGGCGCAGGAGAATTACAACGCCGTGATCGCCTCCGGCGCTAAGAAGGCGGTGGCGTACAAGGCGGAGCAGGCCGCGATCGCGAAGGCGTACGCGGGCATGTCCCCCGCGCAGATCCAGCTGTCTAAGACGCTCGCCGGGGTCACCGGCCAGTGGGGGAAGTTCAAGGCGGGCATCACCCCGGTGATCGCGTCGTCCCTGACCCCGTGGCTGGGCGGCGTGACCGGGGGGCTGTCCGCGCTGAAGCTGATTGTCACGCCGATGGCCGGCGCGGTGGGCGTCCTGGGCGGCGAGGTGTCCGCCCTGGTGAGTTCCCAGGCGTTCAAGACGTTCGCGGGGTGGCTCGGCAAGACCGGGGCGGGCATCACCGGCACCCTGGGTGAGGCGATGGTCCAGGTCATCGACGGGCTGATCACGATCCTGCCGAAGTTCACCCCGCTGATGACCGGGGCGGCTGACGCGGTCGGCGGGTGGGCGGCGTCGTTCGACACCTGGTCCGGGAGCAAGAAAGCATCCGATCAGATCAGCGCGTTCCTGGGCTGGTTCAAGGCCAACGGCCCGGCCGTGGGGGGGCTGATCAGGAACCTCGGGAAGGCGATCGGGAACCTGGCCCCCGGGCTCGCCTCCGGCGGCCTGCTCGAGCTGAAGGTCATCTCCGGTTTCCTGGGCCTGGTCGCGAAGCTGCCGAAGGGCATCGCCGGGCCGCTGGCCGAGGTCGCCGGGGCGCTGCTGATCCTGAACAAGCTCGGCGTGCTGAAGGTCGGCGTCAAGATCGTCGGCGCAGCGGTCAAGTGGCTGACCGGCGGCTCCATAGAGATCGGCGGCGGGGCCGAGGCGGCGGCGGCGATGCGGGCCGCGTTCACCACCGGCGGAGCCGCCGCCGCCGCCGAGATCCGGGCAGCCCTGACGGGCGCAGCCGTTCCCGGCGCCGCCGGAGCGGCCGGAGCTGGAGGCGCGGCGAAGGGGGGAGCGTTCGCGCTGACGACGCTCACGCCGGTGCTGATCGGCGCAGCCGCCGGGATCGCGCTCGGCATCTACCTCAGGCAGTACCACGCGCAGGACCACCCGGCGCCGGCGGCACAGCAGGGACCCCGCGGTACCGGCGGCGCAGCAGGCCCGGCGGCAGCCGGCATCAACGCGTGGAAGACGTACGACCACCTGCTGAATCAGGCCGGGATCGACGCCGACAACCTCCGCACGAGGAACCTGGTCCCGCTGCTGGGCGAGGTCGGCCGGGTGTCCGGCGGGGTGCAGGGACTTTCGGGCATCATGCAGAACACCCTCCTCGCCGGGCTGCGGGCGGCCGGCGCGCACTCCGACAACCTCCGCACGAGGAACCTGACCCCGCTCCGCGGCGAGGTCGGCCAGGTGTCCGGCGGCATCCAGGGCCTCGCCGGCTACATCAGGAACAGCCTCGCCCCGGCGATGAACACGGGCGGGCAGCACGCTGACAATCTCAGGCTCAGTCATCTGGGCCCGCTGTCCAGCCAGCTTTATAACAACAAGCAGCGTGTCGATTTCCTCGGCAATGCGATCCGGGGGCTGCCTTCCGGCAAGACCATCAACGTCGGCGTGCACGCGGCCGGGTCCGGCGGCATGTCGTTCACCGAGAAGGTCGCCGCGTCGATCTCCTCCGGCGGGTTCTCCCTGCGGTCCCTGGCCGGCGGCGGCATGATCACGCAGGGCACCGGCCCCCGTGCTGATGACGTGCCGATCATGGCGTCCAGGGGCGAGCTGGTCGTGCCCGCCCACCTGGTCCCGTCGGTCAAGCCGGTGCTGGGCGGGAAGATCCCCGGGTTCGCGTCCGGGGGGATCGCCGGGATGATCCCCTGGACGGCGGGGGCGGAGGCCGGTTTCGCGCGGTCCGTCGGGGCGGACCTGCTCCGGAAGGAGTTCGCGCACCTGAAGGCGGCCGTGAAGGCAAATGCCGTCGGCCCCGCGTCCGGCGGCGGGCATACCGGCTGGGTGCCGGGCGCGGGCGTCAACCAGTGGCGGCTGACCACGCTGAAGGCGCTGGGCATGCTCGGGCTGCCGGGCGGCCTGGTCCTCGACGTGCTCTACCAGATGCTCACCGAGTCGGGCGGCAACCCGAACGCGGTGAACAGGACTGACAGCAACTGGATAGCCGGCCATCCGAGCGTCGGGCTGATGCAGGTGATCCGCGGGACGTTCGGCACGTACGCCGGGCCGTTCCGGGGGACCGGCCCGTTCCTGTACGGGGTGTCCACCAACCCGCTGGCGAACATCTACGCGGCGCTGAATTACGGCAAGCACAACGGCCGCGGGTTCGGTACCGGCCTCGGCCAGATCGGGTCCGGCCACGGCTATGCGTCCGGCGGCCTGGTGGGCGCGCAGGGCGCCGCGTACCTGAAGGCGTGGCAGGCCCGGCACGGCGGCGGGTACGGCGCCGCGTGGGGACCCGTCCCGGTCGGCCCGCAGATCGGTGCGGCGGACCGGGTGCTGGCCCGCGACGCCACCCTGGCCCGCGCCGCCCTGCCCGCGAGCCAGCACCGGCATTACGTGGCCGCCGCCGCGTGGTGGCGCCGCCACCGTGACGCGCTCGTGCATGAACGCGGCGTCATGCGGGACTGGCGCGGGCAGCTGGCCGGCTCCGACGCCGCGATCACCTCGTGGATCGGCGCCGCCGGGACTACCAGGGCGCTGGCGCCGTCCGTGCAGCGGTGGAAGCACACCAGGGCCGTGCAGGAAAAGGAGATCGCGGCGGTCAGCAAGATGCTCGGCCTGACCGGGGCGCAGCAGGCCGCGGCAGCCAAAGCGCACCCGAAGGCGAAGCCGCCCGCGGGGCCGCCGCTGCCCGCCATCACCCACACTTACGGCGGGATCACCGACGTCATCGAGGCGTTCCTGGCGTCGGTGGCCGCCCCGTTCGGCGCGGCCCGCGGCGCCCTGGTGGCGGACCGGGGGGCGACGCTGCGGCCCGGGTGGAACCCGCCGATGTTCAACGCGACCGGCCGGCCGGAGCAGCTCGTGCCCGCCCGCGGCGGCGGCGGCATCATCCGGCTCGAGGTCGCGCCGGGCGGCGGCTCCGAATTCGACCGGTTCATGACGGGCTGGCTGCGCAAGCACGTTAAAATTAAAGGCGGCGGTGACGCTCAAAGAGCGTGGGGTTCTCATTGATCAAAAAGCGTTACTATCTGGCCAACGGCAGCTCGACGTCGGTTGACTTCCAGTTGCGCGGCCTCCAGTGCGTCTGCTATGCGCCTGAGCCGGGCTGGGTCTTCATATACCATGCCGATCGCTAGATTGCAGTTTGAGCAGGCGAGCCCGCGTCGGCAGATCATGCAGGACTTGCTGGTGGGGCAGCATCTATGGTCATGGTCAACTGCAATCGCCTTGCTTTTTACCATATCGAGTTCACCGCCGCAGAGGTAGCAAAGGCCGGCTTGCGCTTCATACAGCGCGGCCCAGTCCCGGGGTCGCATCCCGTGCTTTAGCCGCAGGTCCTGGACGCGATAATATTCTGGATTTCTCACGCGGTCGTCGCTCCTCCGTGCACTGATCTCGGCAGCATTGGCGGTTTGCCACGTGCGGACACGTTCTTTTACCTGTTCACGGTGAGCTGCGTAGTGTCGGGCTTTCGCGCGACGTACCCCTTCAGGGTTGTTCTGTCGGCGTCGACGGCCCCGTTCACGCTCGGCCTCGGGTTTGGCCTGCCGGTAACGACGTCGGTGTTCAGTCCTGCATTCAGCGGTTCGCTGACAGACGCCAGTCTCGGCTCGTGTTGGCTGGTCGCACACGGCGCAGGGGGTGGCAGACTTGCTCATAGCCGAGGTTCCTCTCGGTCAGGGCCCGGGTCACGGTGCTGGACACACCGCCGGGCCCGTTCGCGTTCCTGCCTGCGATTATATCTGAAGAGAAAGAGGTAATCGTATTGTCCGCATTCTCCGCCACCGTCGCCGAGCTGAACCAGACGCTCAGCTCCCTGGTCGGCGTCGGCACCAACCAGAAGAACGCTCACTTCATCAGCCTGCACACGGCCACCCCCGGCACGACCGGGGCGAACGAGGTGGCCGGCGGCACCTACGCGCGGGTGGCCACCACCTGGGGGGCTCCCTCCGCCGGGGCGGTCACCGGCTCGCAGGTCACCATCAACGTGCCCGCCTCGACCACCATCACCCACTGGGGCATCTGGGACGCCATCTCCGGGGTGACCTATTACGACGGGGGGCTTCTCCCCGCCTCGCAGACCTATTCTTCTGCCGGAACTTACCTCCTGACGCCCACACTTACTGCCGCCTAAGCTAACCGGATATGGCAAAATACCATAAACAGAGGGGAATAAAATGTCCACGGCCTTTCAAACCGTCACCGCCAACGGTACTACCGCAGGTGGCTGGGGCCATTTCTCCACCGACGTAGCCGTGGTCCTTAAAAGCAGGAGCACCAATACGGACCTAGTATGGTTTGGCTATTCTAGTTCTATCGGTGTCGATGGTGCCGGGGGAAGCATCCCCCTCTTTCCGGGTGAGACGACTCCGGTAATCAGCCTGCTTGCGAACACCTACCTGTATGTTTGTTCTCTCGCTGGTTCGACGGTTCAGATGGACGCGTACATCACAAGCTAACAAGTAGCCGCGCAGCCCTCCTGGCGGGAAGGTCCCGGATGCCGCTGATCTCGGCGAACTCAAAGACGCCTGCCCTGTATGTCCTGGCCGGGGCGGGCAGCGTGGCGATGACGAACCTGGCGGCGGCGCAGACGGCCACCGGGGTGACGTTCAGCTGCCTGGAAGTGTTCAACACCAACGTCCCGACCTGGACCGACTGGGAGCAGCCCTGGTTCGCGAATGACCCGTCGCAGGGGTACACGGCGTGGGTGGCGGCTGACCCGTCGAACCGGCAGCTGATCGTCTCCTACAACCTGCTGTCCACTGCGGGCGGGTCGATGAGCGACCCGCTGACCTGGGAGACGAACGGGGCCGCCGGGGCGTTCAACAGCCACGCGACAGCGCTGGCGGCCAACCTGGTGGCGAACGGGCTGGGCTCCTCGGTCATCCGCATGGGCCTGGAATGCAACGGCAACTGGAACATCGACTCGATCGGCGGCACCGCCCCCGGCGGCGGCACGGTCCAGATGCGGAACCTGTGGGCACAGACCTTCGCGCAGGAGGTCACCGCGATGCGCGCGGTCGCCGGCGCGAACTTCCTGTTCTGCTGGTGCCCCAACGCGGTCGTGGCCGGGGTCCCGTTCGCCGACTACTACCCCGGCGACGCCTACGTTGACATCATCGGGATCGACGCCTACGACGCGTTCGCCAACGGCACCCAGCCCGCCCCGTCAGCGGCGACCACCACTTCCCTGTTCGGGCAGGCGTACGGGCTGACCGACATCACGAATTTCGCGCACTCGCACAGCAAGCCCCTCGCGCTGGGCGAGTGGGGCACCCAGCTCGGCGGGACCAGCGGCGGCCTCGGCGACGACCCGTACTACATCCAGGGCATCGCGGCGTGGGTCGCCGCCAACAACGTCGCGTTCCACTGCTATTTCGACTCGGCCACCGACGGCATCATCCCGCTGTCCTCCTCCTACCCGCTGACCCTGAACGCGTACAGCGCGGCGTTCGCGTCCACCCCGGGGGCGCCCACGGTCATCACGTCCGCGGCGACCGGGGTGGCGGCCACGGCGGCGGTCCTGAACGGGACGGTCAACCCGCGGACCGCGGCCACGACGTACCAGTTCGAGTACGGCACCACCACCGGGTACGGCACCGCGGTCCCGGCGGTGGCAGGGTCGGCCGGGTCCGGGTCGGCGGCCGTCGGCGAGAGCTACAGCCTGGCCGGGCTGACCGCCTCCCAGACCTACCATTACCGGCTGAACGCGACGAACTCGTTCGGCACCACGCACGGCGCCGACCAGGCATTCACCACCACCTCGGCGGGCGGCGGCGGGGTGCCGATGACGGTCACCGCGTCGGTTGATAATTTCGGCGACGGCGGCGCGCTGAAAGTCTTCGCCGTCACCGGGGTGACGGAGGCGGGCGGGGGATCCGGGCAGCTGCAGGCGTTCGGCCCGGCGGCCGACACGGTGACGGTCACCCCGGCCGCCAGCGGGTCGCTCATCCTGTTCGGCGTGTTCGAGCGGAACACGGTGGCGCTGACGGCGGCGGCGTCCAACTCGATCACCGATACCGGGGCGATCGGGACCGCGTACACGTACGCGGAAGGAAAATACACGGGCACCGTGACGGCCGGGACCCCGGTCACGGCGGGCTGCTCGACGGCGCCTAACGACTGGAACGACATCGTCGCGTACGAGCTGAAAGCGTCCGGCTCGCCCCTGATCGACGCGTCCACCCCGGCGGTGGTGACCGGGCTGGCCAGCCCCCTGGTCACCGCCAGTTTCACGCCGCCCGGCGGGGCGGTGCTGGCCGCGGTCGTCATGTCGTCCTGCCAGGGCACCGCGGCGTCCAATATCACTATCACCGACAGCTCCGGGCTCGGCCTGGTCTGGACCCGCCGGGCCATCGTGACGCAAACCGGTTCCTACGCCGGGGTGGCGGCCATCTTCACCGCGACCGTCCCCGCGGGCTCCCCGTCCGGCAGCGCGTCGACGGGCATCACGATAACCCCGTCCGCCGCCGGGTCCAAGGGCGGCGGCTCGATCGGCCGGGGGCAGGTCAGCAACCTGGGCCAGGTCGCCGGCGGGTCCGGCACGTCCTGCACGATCACCTGGCCGGCCAATCCTGCCGCCGGCAGCTCCATCTTGCTGTTCGTCCAGTCCGGGGCGCCGGCATTGCAGCCCACGTCCGTAGTGGATAACGGCACCACGCCGGTCACGTACACGCTGGACGCCAGCAATACCACCGGTGGCACCAGCGGATACGGCGCCTTCATCTACCGGGCTAACAACATCACCCTCCCGGCGTCCGGGGCTTACACGGTCACCGTCACCGACAGCTCGTCCCGCACCATCCAGGGCGGCGGCATCGAGTACATCGGGATGAAAGCCGGCCCGCCCGACGCGACGAACACCGCGTCCAGCGCGGGCAGCACATCCGCGTCGACAGGCAGCGCCACCCCGGCGGCGGCGGGCGGCGTGGTGTTCGGCGGGTTCGTTGACTTCAGCAGCCTGAGCCCGGAGACCATCACCTTCACCGGGTCCGCGCTGCAGGCCGAGGAGTTCCGCGACACTGACGGCAACATCTTCGCCTGCTTCGCCGCGGCGGACGCGCTGACCGGCTCGGCGCAGAACTTCACCTGGACCCTGGGTGATTCGGTGGCCTGGCAGGGTGCCGTCGCCGCGTACAGCCCGCCGACGGTCGTGTTCTCCGGCAGCCCCTCCACGGGTGTCACGATCGGTCACTCCGCCGCCGGAACCCCGCGGATCGCGGTTACCCGGACCACCGGGGTCACGGTCACCCCGTCCGCCGCCGGGACGCGGGGCGGCGCGGGCGCCCCGTCGACCGGGGTCACGGTCACCCCGTCCGCCACCGGGCTGGCCGGCACGCCCGCCGGGCCGCCCGTCTTCCCCGCCAGGCCCCTCGGCGTCAAGGCCGAGCTGCTGCTGGGCGGCACCTGGACGGACGTCTCCGCGTACCTGTACCAGCGGAACCCGGTGCAGATCACGAGCATGGGCCGCCCCGACTGGACGTCCACGCTGCAGGCCGCGCAGCTGACCCTGACCCTGGACAACCGCGACGGCCGCTTCACCCCGAAGAACACGGCCGGCGCCTGGTATCCGTTCATCACCCGGAATGTGCAGCTGCGGCTGTCGGTCAGCTCCCAGTCCGTCACAGGCGCCGCCTACACCGGGTACCGGTTCTGCGGCGAGGTCACCGACTGGCCGCCGAAATGGGATGTCTCCGGGCGCGACATCTACTGCGACATCACCGCGGCGGGGATATGGCAGCGGATGTCGCAGCTGATCACCACGCTGGGCTCCGCGTTCCGCCGCCACTACGCGAACCAGACGGGAACAGCCGCCCCGCGGGCGTACTGGCCGTGCGAGGACGGCACCGGGTCCACGGGGCTCATCCCGTTCGCGTCAGCCGCGGGCACGCCCGCGGCGACCTGGGCGTTCGCGGCCACAGGTTCGGGCCTGTCCCTGGCCGCGAACTCCGATTTCAAGGGCAGCGACGCGGTCGTGCAGCTGAACGCGGCGGCGGTCACGTTCACCGTGCCCGCCGGGGGGACCGCGACGAACAATTTCACCCGGTTCCTGCTGTCCGTCCCCGCCGCCGGGGACAGTGCCAGCGGCACGACGAACTGGAACCTGGCCGAGGTCGACTCGGCGGGGACCGTGGCGAAATTCGAGGTGTACCTCAACTACAACGGGACGCTGCTGATCCAGCTCCGCAACTCCGGCGGCACCGTGATCGCGTCCGGGACCACCACCACCAGCGTGAAGGGCCAGCCGTACCTGGTGTCCTGCGAGCTGGCACCCAGCGGCGGGAACGTGCTGTTCGCGCTGTCCATCATCAAGCCGGGATCCGGGTCGGTCACCGAGACGATATCCGGCACGCTGACCTCCGCGACGGTGGGTGCCGTCTCCGCGGTGAAAATCAGCCGCGCGAATGCCCTGATGGACACCGCCGTGGGGCACGTGGCGGTGTTCTACGGCACCCCGCCGACCTTGGTGAACTCGCAGTGGCCGCTGAACGGGTACCTGGGCGAGCGGGCCATGGACCGGTTCACCCGGCTGTGCGCCGAGATGGGCATCGCGGCCGAGACGATCGGCGCGCCGGGCGCCACGGCGCCGATGGGCCCGCAGGTCGACGACACCCTCGCCGGCCTCCTGCAGATGATCGAGGACACCGACTGCGGGCTGCTGTTCGAATCCCGCAGCCAGTTCGGCCTCGGCTACCGGTCCAGCGCCTCCATGGCAAACCAGGCCGCCGCCGTCGTGCTCCCCTACACCGCCGGGCTGCTGGACCCCGCCCTCGCCCCCGTCTTCGACGCCCAGCTCACCCGGAACAACATCACCGTCACCAACTGGACCGGGTACACCCAGGGCGCCATCCTCACCGCCGGGGCCATGTCGGTGCTCAACCCGTCGGCGGGGGTCGGCAACGGCTACGCCTACACCCGGACCGTGAGCGCCGCCGACGACAGCCAGATGCCCGGCATCGCGAACTGGCTCCTGAACCTCGGCACCGTCGATGAGATCCGGCTCCCCGTCGTCACCCTGAAAATGGTCCGCGCCCAGAACGCCGCGTACTTCGCCGCCGTCCCCGCGCTGCGGCCCGGCGACTACTTCCAGATCACGAACATGCCCGCGTACGGCGGCCCCGCCACGGCGAGACAGCTGGTCCAGGGGTACTCCGAGACACTCGGCCCGAAACAGTGGACGTTCGAGTTCAACTCGGTCCCCGAGACGCCGTGGGAGACGGGATTCTCGCCGGGCACCGTCCAGCTCGCGCAGCTGCCCGGCGGCAGCGTCACCACCTCGCAGGCGCCGGGCGCCGGGGGATCGGTCATCCCCGACGGGTCGATCACCCCGGCCATGCTGAACTCCGGGATCACCATCCGCACCCTCGGCGGGAACGCCGTCACCATCTCCGCCACCGCCCCCGCCACGCCGAACCTGAACGACATGTGGATCGCGTCAGCGACCGGGCTGATCTCCCAGTGGTCTGGGTCCGCGTGGATGCCGGTCCTGTTCGACGGCACCGCCACCATCCAGGCCGGGACGATCACCTCGGCGCTGATCCGGGCCGGGACCATCGTGGCCGGCAATATCGCCGCCGGGACGATCACCGCGGCCCTGCTCGCCTCCGGCATCGTCGTCGCCGGCATCGTCAACGCCACCGACATCACCGGCGCCCGCCTCCTGCTCTACTCCGGCACCCCCGCCGCGGGGAACCTCACCGGCTCAGACACCAGCGCGAACTACACCGACGCGTTCGGGAACCTCGCCCTCGCCGGCCGCACCAGCTACACCCTGACCGGCGGCACCTGGTTCGCCACCAGCGTCCGCGACGGCAGCCTCATCGTCTCCACCGCCACCTCCCCGGGCGGCCCGTACACCCAGCAGTCATCCCTGATCGGCTCCACCCAGGGCCGGATGATGCTGCAGACCCCCGCCGGGTACGCCGCGCCGCTGTCCTCGTCCCAGGCCGACAACACCCCGCACACCGTCACCGGCAGCGGGTTCAGCGCGCTCACCAAGGCATGGGCCATCCCCGCGGGCGACGCGCAGGCCGGCACCCTGTACCGGGTCACCGCCTGGGGCGACGGCCACTTCGGGTCAGCCACCCAGACGCAGCTGTCGATGAACCTGTCCGGCGGCAACGCCCAGGCCGCCATCCCCGTCTCCGCGCAGTCCAACGCCAACGTGTACTTCCGGGCCGAGGGAAGCTTCCTGGTGGGCAATACCGGCCCCAGCGGGTCAGGCACGTTCAACCTGGTCATCCACACCAGCAGCGGCGCCAGCAACGGGTACAGCGGACTCGGCGACTCCACGAACATCACCTGGGACACCACGGTCAGCAACACCCTGGGGATATTCGGCGGGTGGGGTTCCGCTCAGACGGGACAGACCCTGACCTGCCGCGGGTCGCTGTTCGAACGGCTCGGAAACTAGGCATGCCAGGCGGTGACGACCCGCACTGGCGGCTGCTGTTCGCCGTCCGGTACCGCGGGCCGTGGGAACGCGCCACGGCCTGGCTGGACGCGATCGACCCGGACACCGGCGAGACCCGGAAGCAAGTGCGGGACGGCAGCCTGCGCAGCCGCCTGCCCGGTGCGCTGCGACCGGCGGGACGACGCGTGGCGGGCCAGGTGGCTGCGGGCCGGCCGGGAACCGCCGCCGCGGTGGAAACGCACACGCTGACGGCACATGCGGATGCACATGCACGTGAGTAGCCCTCAGAGCGGGAGAGCAGGGGGACAGTGAGCCGATGGCTGACCCAGGCGATATGGAGCCTCTGGAAAGATGTTTTCCTCACGTTCGGGGGCCTGGCGATCATCCTGGCCGAGGTGTTCGCCGCGGCGTCCCCCGACGACGCGGTCATCGCCGCCGGGCTGGCCATGACCGGCATCGGGGCGGGCTTCCACGCGGGCAAGATCCTGTCCGGATTCGGCGTGAAATCCTCTTCCTCGCCGCCGACGCCGCCGCATGGGCTACCGCAATCGCCTACCTCACAGGGGCCATCCGGTGAGCGCTGACGAGGCGGGGGAGAGCGGCGAGAGGCTCCACGTCGCGATGACGAGCGAACCGTACATCACCGAGGGCGCCCGGCGGGCCAGCCGCCGGCTCGCCTGGTCCCTCGTCGTCCTGTTCGCCGTCACCGCCGTCATCGGCGCCGCGAACCTGATCTACACCACCCAGCAGGTCCACCGCGTCCGGCACGCGGAGCGCAGCGCATGCGGGTTCTACGCCCACCTGGCGGACCTCCCCATCTCCGTCAACCCGGTCACCCGCAAGGCGACGCTGCTGGCGGTGCAGATCGTCTCCGACGCGCGGGTCTCCTGGCGCGGCCTGGGATGCCCCGGGACGCTGCCGCCGCCCGCGCCGTCGTTCGTGAAGTGGGCTGCTTTCTTTAAGTTGCCGGTCAGCTGAAAAGGAGAACTGGGATGAGCGTCTGCATCTACCACGAGCAAAACCGGGAATGCCGTGAGACGGCGGCCGTCGTGATCAAGGCCGACGGCCGCGAGACGCCCCTCTGCGGCCGGCACATCGACCCCAGGTTCTGGCCGCCTGACCTGCAGAAGAAGCTGCCGGGCCGGATCAAGCGCGCGCTGATGGGTGCCCCGGTCAGCTGAGGAGGCCCGCCATGAGCACGACAGAACTGGCCGCGCTGGTCACCGCCGCCACCGGGCTGGTCAGCGCCATCGGCGGCGTCATCGCCGTCCGGCGGCACGTCACCGGCCCGGCCCACGCCCCGGCGCCGCCACCCGCAGCGGCGCCAGCGTCCTCCACGGTCAAGGTGATAGATCCCCAACCCGGAAGGAAGGAACCATGATCAAGAAGGCAGTCACGGCGGCCATCCTCGCCGCCGGGCTCATCGCCGGCACCGCCGCCGCGGCGTCCGCTAACCCGTCGCCGCCCACCAACGGCGGGAACGGGGCCGGCAGTTCTGGTCAGTGCACCGGCGCGGCAGACGCCCGGCCGGCGTCCTGCCAGAGCCCCTGAGGCGTGCGCCAGCCCCCTGTTCCTCCCGCCGCGGCCGGGCCGCCACCGCCCTCGGCCGCGGCGGGAGCCGGCATCTGATGATCGGGCGGCGCGTCCGGTCCTTCGGCGAGATCGAGCGGCCGGGTGACTACTTCGGCCCCCATGTCGGGATGACCGGTGACCTGCCCGCCGTGTTCTACCTCAAGCCCAACGCCCGCGATCCTGATGCGCCGCTCCGGGCGCGGGGCGTCAACCATGTATGCAGCCCGCCGCACACCTTCCGCGAGTGCCCGGACGGCTCGCTGGAAATCCGGCCGAGCATCAGCAACCTGCTGGCAGGCGACACGACCGGGCAGAGCGATGACAGCTGGCACGGCTACCTCGACGAAGGCCACATTTGGAGGCAGGTTTGACGATCGCCACGACACCCGTCTTTGATGCCATCCACGCCAACATCGGGCACCTGCCCCGCGGGCAGGCCGCCGGGTATTCGACCGGCACCGGCATCGTCCCGTGGACCCCGGCGGACTGGGCTGCCCATCCTGGCGCGGTCCGCATCTGCCAGGACCCCGGCGCCACCGACACCACCGCCGACATCCTCGACGTGGAGCAGGGCGCAGCCCACCCCGCCGACGTCGCCCGCTGGTCCGAGGCCGCCGCCGCCAACTACGCGTCAGGCAAGCGGCCCGGGCAGCGGCACCCCGCCATCTACATGTCCCTGTCCGCCGTCACCACCGTCGTCAACGCCCTCATCGCCGGGGGCATCACGCAGGGTCCCGGCCTGTGGATCGCCAACTGGGGCCTGACCGAGGCCGAGGCCGCGGCTCTCGTCCAGTTCGCCGGCGGCCCGTTCCCCGTCATCGGCGTCCAGTACCGCAACGCCGGCACCTACGACGTGTCCGTGTTCAGCGCGGACTGGCTCGCCGCCGTCTCCGGCGGCCCGCCCGCGCACCCGGCGCAGGGATTCCGCGGCGAGTACGTCACCGCCGGGCAGTCCAGCCTCGCCCAGCTCGCCAGGAAACTCGGGTACCCGGCCAGCGCGCTGCTGCGCATGACAGCGGTGCACTACGGCACATTCCACGACGACCTCGCCGGGTGGATCAACGGCGTCACGGGCGGGACGCTGCCCCCGGACACGCCGCTGCCCAAGGGCACCAGGCTCTGGGCCGGCTGATGGGCGCCGCTGTGCTGCCCGGCGACGTGATCCTGGTCCGCTCCGGCGGTCTGGCCGGCACCATGATCCGGCTCGGCGCCGCGCTGCGGGACGCCCCGAACCTGGCCAACCATGCCGCCGTGATCGACCATACCGACGCGCACGGCACCGTATGGGCCATGGAGGGGCGGCCCGGCGGCGCCGGATGGCGGGACGCCCGCGCCTACCTGAGATCACCGTGGACGATCTCCAACGCCGCCCAGCCCAAGACCGCCGCCCAGCGCTCCGCCGTCTGCAAGGTGATGGCCGCCATGATCGGCAGCCCGTACGACTGGGCCGCCATCGCCGCCGACGCCGAAGCAGACCTCCACCTGGACACGGCGTGGCTCCCCAGCTGGAACGGCACCGTCCCCGGCCACGTCGTGTGCAGCTCGCTCGCCGCCTACGCCTACGCCAGGGCGGGACTGCCCGGCCCCGCGGCGGACCGGACATGCCAGCCGGGTGACTGGTCGGCGTGGATCCTCACCCGAGGATGGGAGCGCAAGGGGCGTAACCCGCCGGACGGTTCATGTTTTGTTACCCGCTTTTAGGTTCCCAGGTCAGGGCAGGTTACCAGAGAGTCACATTACCGGCCGGCCCGGGAGGCATCACGCCCCCGGGCCGGTTTCCGCATGCCCGGGAGCCTGGCTCACGCGGCCAGCGGCGTGTCCTGGTCCCCGCCGTCCTGGTCGCCGGGCTGCTCCTGGGTGACCTCGTTCCGCGGCTCCCGGCCCGCGTCACCCAGCCACAGCGGCACCCAGATCAGCAGCGGCAGCAGGACCAGGCCGGTAATAAGCCACGCGTGAGCGGACAGCACGAAGACGTCACCGATCTGGGGGGGTGAGCGGGGGCGGGTGGCGGCCGAGCGGCCTGGACCTAACCTTAGTGGTTCCAGGTCAGCCGTAGCGTTCGCCGAACTCCTGGTCGCTCATCGCGGCGAAGAACGGCCTCTCCGGAGCGCGCCGCATCCAGAACGCGCAGCCCGGCGTGTGGCACTCGCCGCCCGCGCCCTCGACGCACGGCTCGCAGATGTCCAGGGTCACCCGGCGCAGCTTCGAGTTGGTGCAGCTCCACTTCAGCGTCAGGCCAGGATCCGGTGTGCTCACTTTGCTGCTCCGTTCATCTCTCGCTTCACGCGCTGAACCTGGCGCACCGACATGCCCGTCTCCGCCGCGACATCGGGCGGGGGCAGGCCCGGGTCGCGCGCCAGGATGTCGCGCACCCTGTCGCTGCCTGAGCGTGCTCCATGTCGCGGCTGGCGCGCTGGTTCCGCCGTGGCGGCGGCGGGCCTGGTGCCGCTTTGGATGTCGCGTGGCGTGCCGTCACATGTCGCAGCCGGTGTCGCGTCGCCTGTCGCTGGCGCGGCGGCCGTGCGGGCGTCGATCACGAACCTGACCGCCATCTCCACGCTGCCCACGAACGCGGCGGCCGGCCACGCCGACACGACAGCGGCCAGCCAGCCGAACGGCAGCCCGTACCCGACATTCGCGGCGACGGTGGCGCCGACGCCGAGCGCCAGCATGGCACGCGCCAGGAACGGCACCGCGATCCGCTTGCGGGCGGCGTGGAGCATGACGAGCGACGCGGCGGCGATGAGGCCGTCGACCGACAGCGGCAGCAGCCGCGCCGCGGCGCCGTCCTGATGATGCTGGCGGCCGAGCTCGAAAATATGGGAGTACGACACTATGGCGGCGAACGCGGCGACGGCCAGGACGACGGCGGCGGCCAGGACGCGGATGGCCGTGTCGCCGTCGATGGCGCGCCGGCGGCGCCCGGGATCGTCCGGGATCGTCCGGGGCTGGCCATGGCCGTCCTGCTGCGGCCAGGCGGCCGCGGGCCCGGACCGGGGCACCGTGAACGGCGCCAGGGCGGGAAGCGCCGGCGGGGCATGCCCGTTCGCGGACGTCAAGCCTACCTGCCCTTCTCCAGGCGCCCGGCGCGCCGGATCGCCTCATTGACCTTGCCGATCTCGCCGCGCTCGCCCAGGTCGTTCCTGACCGCGGTCCGCACCTCGCGCGGCAGCCGTTCCAGGAGCAGTTTCGCTGTGCGGGCCATGGCGTCCTCGTCATCCTTGCGTCCCATGATCATTTCCCTCCGGTGATGTCCCCGGCTGTTCCGGGGATCGCGGTGCGGATGATGGCGGCGAGTTCGTCAGGTGTCACGTTCAGGTACACGCGGGGCGGCTCGATCGCGAGCGGCTCCGCGGCGGCGATGACCTGCGGGACGGGCTCCGCGTCCAGGACTTCGGCTAGGGCTGCCTGCCGGGGAGCCAGGGCCTCCGGGTAGCGGACCCGGTGCCGCAGCCACAGCACCACGTAGAACAGCGCGGCCAGCACCAGCCCGCACACCCCGGTGACCACCACGTACACCAGCACCGTGATACCCGCGCTGACCTGCCCGGCCACGCGGTGCCAGGCCAGCGCGAGCACGCCAAAGCACAGCAAGATGCTCGCGGTCCCCGCGGTGAGCCCGGCCAGCGGCCCGTGATGATGCGTGCCGTCCTTCACCTGGTACCTCCCGTGCGGCTCCCGCCGTGGCATCCGCAGCCGCACGGGCTGCTGTCGTTCTCGCAGCCGCAGCCAGGACACTGCCAGCGCCGCACCTGGCATCCGCATCCGCTCATCGCCTGCTCCTATCTCGTTCCCGCTTACGCTTGCGGGCCGTCTCCCGGTGCTGCGGCCACATCAGCGCGAGCGGCCTGATCCGCTCGCCGCTGCCGTCGCACCGCCCGCACCTGCTCCACGCCTGGCCGCCGGACCCCAGGCCGCGGCCCGTCTTGCCGCGGCCCTTGCGGGTGCACCGCGGGCATGGCCCCCAGGGCAGGAACCGGGCGCGGACGGCCAGGACCGCCGCTGCGGCGCCCGCGGCGAGGATGAGGAATAGCCAGCCGGTCACCGGGCCACCTCCCTGGCGTCCTGCCAGCCGGCGAGCGCGACCGGGTCGTAGACGTGCGCCAGGCCGCGCTTGCCGACCGGTTCCGGGAAGTTCTCATCCCGGTGCCTGGCCGTCCGGATCGCGGCGAGATGACCGCGCAGGATACCCATGCCGACCGCCTCGGACAGTGAAACAGGAGGCGGCCCGGAAACAGGCTGAAACTGTTCCGTGCCCTGGTCAGGGCCGGGCGCCAGAGATGCGGGCCGGCCTGTTTCAAACGGCAGCCGGGCCGCGCCGGGCATCCCGGCCGGGCATCGCGTGACCATCCCGGATACCGCCAGCTGCCGGTACAGCAGCATGTCTGCCCGCGGCGCCTGCGTCTCCCGGACGCCGCCCGCCGTCACCAGCTGGACGCGGCCCAGGACGCTCGGGGACGGCGGCATCGGCACGTTCCTCCCCACCGCCGTCGCCCAGCCCGGTGCCCCGTAGCGGGCCATCGCCGTGACGCCGATGTTCTCCTTGACCGATGAGTCCCGGCTACCCGTCACGTCAGCGGTCAGCATCTGCCCGATCAGGATCAGGTGCATCCTCACCGCCCGCCCGGCGAACGCCACCGCGCCGAACGAGGTCAGCGCCGGGGACTTCTTCACGTCCGACGGCTCGCGGATATCCGCCCAGTACTGCCTGAGCTGCGGCGTGGCGAAGTTGAGTTCCTCGGCGAGGATGATCAGCCGCGGGCCGACGCTCCCGCGCAGCCGGCCCGATGCGTCCACCGCCCGCCTGGCGACCTCGTTACGGTAGTTCAGCTCGCCGCCGAGCCACATCATCCCGGCGTGCATCTGCGCCGGGGTCGACAGGTAGGCGACGTTCGGCAGCGGGGAATACTCGCCGTCCTCATCCTTGAACAGCCACGGGTGGGAGAACCACTTGGAATCCAGCACCATGGCGAAGGCACCGCGGCGCAGCTCCTGCATCAGCCAGAACGCGGCCAGGGTGCTCTTGCCGCCGCCCGTGCCCATGTTGATGGCGAAGTGCGGGGAATCCAGCGCCAGGGATGCCTTGACGATGGCGCCTTTCTTGCCGATGCCCGTTACGATCTCATCCGGCCCGGCCCGGTCCACCGCATCGGCGACGTCGGCGTATGTCACCAGGGCGGGCGGGGGCTCGGACTGGAGCAGGGTCAGCGTCGGCTCCGGCCCGGCCAGGCGCCAGCGGATCTCCGGCTGCTCGAGCCCGAGCTTGGCGGCGGCCGTGGCTGCGAGCTTGTCACGCTGCCGCGCGTCATCGTTGTACCCGGGCGGCAGCGACAGCACTGCCTTGCTGCGGTCGGGCTCGATGGCGAGCCAGGATCCCGGCGGGTTCGGCAGCGGGATCCCGGCCAGCGGCGCGAGCGCGACGTGCAGCGGGTCGATCCAGGTGCGGCGGTGCCTGCGGCGGCGGACCGCCCGCCATAGCCGCAGGCACCCCAGGACGGCCAGCGCGGCGGCGGCCAGGGCCAGGGCGGCCAGGGTGAGCGTCCGCGCGATCACCAGGCCATAGCCGGCCAGGACGATGACGAGCACGCTGCCGGCGCGCCAGCCGGCCCGCTGCCACCGCGGCCGGTGGTGGAACCGGGACGCGTGCCCGGTCCTGGTCAGCGCCCGCCTGCCGGGCCGCAGCCAGCCCGCGTCGGTGACCGGCTTGCCGTGCCAGGGGTGCCCGGTCAGGAAGCGCCACGCCAGGATGACGAACCCGTGCGCGCGGAACCGGCGGCGGCCGGTCTCCAGCACGCCCCACAGGGCGATCAGCGGGATGAGGGCGAAGATGATCACGACACCGGTCATGAGGCCGCCCGCCGTGAAACAGGAACAGCAGGATCATCAGACAGGAACCCTGTTCCGTCTAGTTCACCTGTTCCCCCCTGTTTCCTCTTCCGTTTACCCGTCCGGCCCCTGCGGTGCCTTTCCCGGTCAGCCCTGTTCTCTGGCTTGGTCCCGTACCGGAGGTTCCGTCTCCCCGGGTCGCCCGGCTTCCCGTTCCGGTGCAGCACCTCCATGGGCTTGCCGTCCTCATCCAGCGGCGGCGGCCCGGCGAACGCGAGCATGACCAGGCGGTGAACGGCGGCGAGCTGAGTCCGGCCGCCGCGGCGCAGCGTGACCTGCGGGTAGCCGTCCGGGTGCCGCTGGAGGGACAGGACCCGGACACTGCGGACCCGCCCGAGGCTGGAGACCTCGAAGGCGTCTTCCCAGTCTGGGACCGGCAGCCAGCGTTCAGCAGCTGCCATGCGGAATCCGTTCCCGCCGGGGCGGAGGGGAAGCGGCCGCCCCGGCGGGAACCCTCACCCGCGCGGCAGCGGCGGCAGTCCGCGCAGGACAGCCTGCTCCTCCAGGTCGGCGAGCCACCGGCGGTCCTCCGGGGACAGGTACGCCGGCGGGCGCGGCGGGGTGAGACTCGCCGGGCGGCGGCTGGGGTCCGTGACGGGGGCGGGTGGTACGTTGGGCATCTGCCGGCCTTTCTGTAGGGCTACGGATGGCATGGCTTTGAGCGGGTCCGGGCGTTCGCAGCGCACCGGGCCCGCTTTCGTCGCGCGCGGCGGGGGCCTGGTCAGCGGGGGCCGTTCGGGCGGGGGATGCCGCAGAAGCAGTAGATCCACGGCTGGCCGCATCCGGCGTGCCGGGTGCCGTCCGGGGTCGCGGCCAGTTCGGGCAGCTCGTCACGGTCATCGGCGGGTTCGGGGTTCCTGGCCATAGCGGCCTCCTGTCCGGGCGAGGGGCATCTAGGCCACCGCCTCAGGGATCATGTTGCGGGCGGTCCACTCGGCTGCGTACTCCTCCACGACCACGAGCCGGCCGGGGACGGCGGCAGCGAGGAAGTCGTCGACGAACCGGCGCGGCACGCGGTAGGTCCCCCGGAACTTGACTGCCGGGAACTCGCCCGCCTGGTAAGCGCGGACGATAGTGGATCGGGACACGCCGAGCATCTCGGCAACCTCGCGGAGTGGCAGCAAGAGCCGGTTGTCCTTCTTGCGGCTCGGTGCGGCTGGGCGAAGCCCGGTCGTCATGGCGGCTCCAGATCATCTCAGGTGAGCCTGATGCTCATTCTGATGCTAAGTCTGAATTAGCCTGGAGTCAATGAGGGGAGTTAGCCGAGGATGACGGCGCGGGCGAAGGCCAGCGCCTCGCCGCCATGCAGCGCAGAATCCTTGAGCACGGCGAACAGGCGCTCGTACAGCTCGATCTCGGCCGGGATGGACGGGAAGGTCTCGCCGTGGAAGAACTCCACCAAGACGGTAGGGGCGTCCGGGATGCGGTAGATCGTGAACGCGTGCTGGTAAGCCGTGACGGCCTCGCGATCGAACGGGATGATGCTAAGCGAGACAGACGGCAGCGCGGCGGCTGCGAGCAGGTGACCGAGCTGCTCCTCCATCAGCTCCCGCGGCCCCGGCCGCCAGCGCAGCGCGCCCTCTCCGAGCACGAAGTCGAAAACGCGGCCCGGTTCGCGGAGGATGGCCTGCCGCTTCATGCGTGCCTTGGCGGCTCCGTCGATGCCGCCCTTGTCCGTCACGTCCGCGAACGCCAGGACGCGGCGGGCATAGCTCTCGCTCTGGAGCAGGCCGGGGATGGCCTCCGGCTGGAACTGGCCGATCTCGGCTGCGCGATGCTCTAGCTGTCCCATCTCGCGCTGGCGGGCGGCCAGGCCGCCGCGGTGCGATACGCGCCACGACCTGACCTCGTTCCACGCCGAGTAAGCCAGCGCGGCCAGGTCCTCGCGGGTGCCGGGATCGGCCCCGGTCGCCTCGGCCCACGCGTCGGCGTCATCGGCACTCGCCTGGATGATGCCGTTCTCGATCCTGGTGACCCGGCTCTGGCTCCAGCCGAGCCGCTCCGCGAGCTGGTAGGTGGTCAGCCCGGCCCCGGCGCGCAGGCCCCGCAGGATGGAGATGAGCCGCTGCTGCGACGGGCTGGGCGGCTGGCTCATGCGAGTCCCTCCGGGAGCTAATGCACTCTTAATGCAGTCTACGACTGGTACGGAGTCAGGTCACGGACTACCCTAGTGTCATGGTCACTCAGAACACCGTGATTAGCTTTGAGCAGCTAGTGCAGGACTTCGACAGCCTGTTCCGGCACCGGGTATTCCGGCTGGAGACCCTGGACTACTACGACGCGCCGAACGAGCACGAGCCCTACGCCCGGTTCCTCGCCGGGGAGCCGGCCGACCTGGCCTGGCGCGAGCCATGGAAGCGGCTCGTCCGGGATGTCCGCGCGTCCGGGCGCATCATGCAGCGCGTTCACGTCGTCACTGAGCCGGTCAGCGACTACGTCCGGTTCGAGCTACTGCACGTCTATCCGGCCAACGTGGAGGCTGGCGAGGACGTGCGGATCCTCAGCCGGGCCATCGCGGAGCGACTGAGCCTGGACCTGGCTATTCCCGGCGACTTCTGGCAGTTCGACACCACGGCGACCGCCCAGCTGATCTACGACGACTCCGGGGCCGTCTCGCGAGTGGAGTTCGAGCGCAGCCCCCGGCTAGTCCGCTTTCATTCGCACATCAGGACTGAGCTGATGTTCTACTCGGTCCCCCTAGCTCAGTACGTGGCAGAGCACAACATCACCGAGAGGAAGTACGCAGCATGAGCGAATGGGATGACGCGCACTGGTTCAAGTCCGAGGTCAGCGGCGACCACGGCTGTGTCGAGGTCGCGTTCCATGGCGGCCGGATCGGCGTCCGCGACACGAAGGACGGCGGCACCGGACCCGTGCTCGGCTTCACCGGGTACGAGTGGGAGTGCTTCCTGGCCGGTGCCAAGCGCGGGGAGTTCGACCTGCCGCAGTAGCGACGCCTAGCCGCTGACGGCGCGGGGCCAGCGGGGCCGCGGCCCGGCCCGGCGCGGCCGGGGGACGCGGCGCGCGGCCAGGCCCGCGGCGAACCCCCGGTCATACTCCCGGGCCGCCCGCTGCTCGGCGATCTCCTGCTCCCACGCGAGCCGGTCGGCCGCCGCCGCCTCGCCGCGCAGGTCCGATGCCGCCGCCGTCCCGGTTCCGGGCATGCGCGCGTCCCTCCCTCAGGCCCCGGCAGGGCCAGATCCCCCCAGCCCGGGCGTGCCCTATCGCAGGCAACGATTCTTACCCGACGATACGCATTCCCCGCAAGTTACCATCCCGTTACCTGCGGGTCGTGGCCGGATAGTTACCCGGATATCCGGGCAAAACGGGGCGAACTAAGCGGGGAGGTTAAGCCGCGGTTAAGCCGGTGCTGCCCGCCTGGCGCCGTTCCCCGGGGCGGCCTCGCGGCGGTGCAGGTCGGCCATCATCCACACGCAGGCCCGCAGCGGCCACCGCTGCGTGATGGCATCCCACGTGCCGGCGTCCGGGGTGCCTGCGCCGAAGAGCTCCGCGCCGTCCGGGCCGGCGACACCCTGGCCGGCCAGTTCGTGCAGCCGCTCCCAGATCAGGTCGGCGTACGGGCGGGCCGCGGCAATCGCCGCATCGGGGAGCGGCGGCAGCCACCCCGCGTCCGCCGCCGGGGCAGCACGCGGTGGCTCCGCCGGGACCAGCTCACCCGCCTTGCCCTTCAGGACCGCGGCGAGTGACTCGTAGGTGACGCTGTAGGCACGCGCGAGGTCCTGGACGCTCGACATCAGGAAGCTCCTGCCCGGCGCCGCAGTCTCGACATCGGTGAGGAGCCGGTCGTTGATGCCGCGGGCCCGGGCGAATGCGCGCCGCCGCCGGCCCCCGTAGCCGAGGTCGGATCTCCGCCGCTGGAGAAGCTCGGCCGTAAGTTTCCGTGCCGTGTCCTCGACCCGGATTACGGACCGGCCCTTACCGGATTCAGCTGCCACCGCTGCTCCCTGGATCATGGGGTTTGCCCCGCCCCGTATCTGACTGTCGCCGCACTGCCAGGTTCCGTCAAGTACCCGCAACGGCCTTTGCGGGTACCGGCAGATTACCAGGATAACGCTGGTCTTACTTGACCTACTGGATATGCGGCCAGCTTCGGGCAGCGAAATTACTTCCGGGTCATACTTGACGAGATCTCCATCTGTCTCCTACTGTCGTGCACATGCCCCCAGTCCCGACCGCCCTCCCCGACGGCCCCGCGATCCGCGCGCTCATCAGGGAACGCGGCTACACGGTCACCGACTTCGCCCGCAAGCTGGGCCGCCACCGCGAGTCCATCTGGGTCATGTGCGGCCCCCGCAAGCCGCCCACCAGCCACGCGTTCCTCCGGCAGATCGCCCGCGCCCTCGACGTCAAGCCCTCCGATATCAGCGACATGGAAGACGACAGCGAGGAGCCGATAGCAAAGCGCTGCCCGGCCTGCGGCGCCGGACCCGGCGAGGGGTGCGTGAACCCGGGCGGCCTTCCCTACTCCGCGGGCATGCACGTCCCGCGCAGGACGCCTGCGCCGAAGGCCGCCTAGCACGAAAAAGCGCCCCTCCGGTACCAGGAGGGGCGCGCAGCGGGACAAACCGCTGAAGCACAGCATAACAACCGCCAGAAAGGGACAACCGCAAATGACCACCCCGGAGCATGAGCCCCGCGCCGCGTGGCTCGCCGCCGCCCGCGCCATCCTCGGCGCCGTCGAAGCGCACCCCGGCCTGCCCCTGCCGTACATCAGTGCCGGGTACGCCAGCTTCTACATCGTCACGGTCGGCCCGCAGGCGCCGAAGGCCCTCGCGGACGCCGAGACCGCGCTCGCCAGCGCGCTCGGCGTCACCTTCACCCCCGAACCCGAACCCGACGAATCCGGCCTCTACGTCCTCACGGCCACCCTGCCCGGCGCCCTGACACTCGCCATCAGGACCCCGGCCGCCTCCGTCGCCGAGAGGCGCGTCACAGGCACCACCGTCACCGAGGTCACCGAATGGGTCCGGCTGCCCGCCGAACCAGAAGAGGGCGAGGCGGCGGAATGAGCGATCTAGTGCTGTCGGACCTGACCCTGACCGCGATCCAGGCAGAGGCGACCCGGGCGCACCTGCGCCACGGCGAGCACTCAATGCTCAGCCCGCACTACTCCAGCGGCGACCGGCTCGCCATCCTCGTCGAGGAAGTCGGCGAGGTCGCCCACGAGCTCACCTACGACCAGGGCGGCCCCGGGGTCGGCGAAGGACGCCGCGACGAGCTCGTCAAGGAGCTGATCCAGGTCGCCGCGATGGCTGCTTCGTGGGTCGAATTTCTGGAAGGAGACCCGCGATGAGCGCCCGCTGGCGCCCCCGCAGGGCCGCGGCGCGGCAGCCCGCCGGATCCCGGCTGCTGCGCACCGCCCCCGCCTTCACCGGCGACTTCCGCGACACCGAGGCCGTCACCGAGGTCATCGCGAGGGTCCCGCAGCCCGCCTGGGACGGCGCCACGTACGAGCTGCCCGCCCCGGCCGCCTCCGGCCAGGACACCGAGCCGCTGGCCCGGCTCCGCGGCCAGCCCCGCTACACCCCCCCCGGCGTGCACCCCTGGCCCGCGCCGCCGCCGCAGCTGACCGTCGTGTCCGTCACCACCGGCGAGCGGCCCGGCGCCGAGGACCGCGCCGCCGCCCGCCTCCACGCCGCCCTCACCTACCTGCGGCTCAAAGTCGCCATCCTGGAGGCCGCCGGGCACGAAGGCCGCATCGACGACGCCGAGCACGCCCGCCGCCGCGGCGACACCCTCGCCGCCCGGTCCACCGTCCGCGAGATCTGCCGCGAGGCCACCGCCCTGCTCTGCGGAGGCCCGACGTGACCGCCCCAGGACGCTGGCCAGCCTGGCCGGGCGAGCCGGAGACCTGCACGTGCACCCGGATGGTCGTGGCCACGATCAAGGAGACGCTCGGCTGCCCGGAGCGGTGGGGGTACGTGCCTGGCATCGGCTGGGTTCACGTCCTCACCGGGCGCCGCCGCCGTCAGGTGCCGGCCCTGGCCGGGGCAGGTGCGCGATGACCGCGCTGCACCAGGACCGCGCGTTCGAGGACGTCATGCCGGACGCCAGCCCCGGGTGGGAATGGTACCGGGAGCTCGCCGACATGCCCTGGCAGCCGCCGCAGGCACCCTGGCCCGGCGAACCCGCCCGGTGCACGTGCACCCAGCAGGCCGCCGCCACGCTCACGCAGACACTCGCCTGCCCCATGGACTGGCGGCACATCCCCGGCGCCGGATGGATCCACCCGCACCCCGCGAGGCAGCCATGACCGGCCTGCCGCACCGCTACCAGGATCAGCCGCTGCTTGCCGGCGGTGAGGACAACAGGTCCGCCATGGCGCGGGCCAGCGACGCGGCGCCGTTCAAGCCGTACGTATACGGGGGAGGCGAGCTGGAACCGCCGGAGGTGCTGGCGGCACGCGAGCGGCACCGCGCGCTGAACGCCGAGATCGAGCGCGCCAGGGCGCTGGCCGCCCTCGCCGGGCTCGAGGCCGCCCGCAAGGCGGCCTGGCAGGCATACGACACGATCGCCCGCGCCATGCCCGACTGCGAGCACATGCGGCAGTGGCGGGAGCAGGCCGCCGCGGCCCGCCGGGCGCACCTGCAGGCCATCAGGGCCTGCGACAAGGCCATCCAGGAGGCAGGCCGGTGACCGCCGTCCTGATCGAGACCGGCAGCGAGGCCGAGTGGCTCGAGGCCAGGCGGCACGGCGTCACGGCCAGCGAGATCGCCGTCGTGATGGGCCTGTCCCCGTACGACTCGCCGTACGCGCTCTACCACCGCAAGCGCGGCGAGCTGCCCGACGTCGAGGACACTGACGCGATGGAACGCGGCCGCGTCCTCGAGCCCTACATCGCGGACCGGTTCGGCCGCCTGCACCCGGAGTTCGCCCTGACCGGCGATGGGCGCAGGCTGTACCGGCACCCGGACCGCCCGTGGCAGATGGCGACCCCCGACCGGCTGATCGGGGACAATACGGTCCTCGCGGACTACCAGTGCTGCGAGTTCCACAAGCCCGGGTACGGCAATGAGAGCGGCATGGCCCCGTGCTGCGACACAAACGACTGCGGGCCGTGCTGCGAGCAATGCCCGACCTGCCCCAGCCAGACCGGGCCTGGCCTCATCGCCGTGCTGGAGACCAAGACCGACGCGGGCGGCGACGACCAGTGGGGCGACGACAGCACCGGCCAGATCCCCGTCCACTACCGGTGCCAGGTCCTGTGGCAGATGGACGTCCTCGGCGTCACCAGCGCCTACGTCGCCTGCCTGATGATGCGGTCCTGGAAGCTCCGCGTCTACGAGCTGGCCATGGACGCCGACGCGGAAGCCGACCTCAAGATCATGCGGGACACAGCCGAATGCTTCTGCGATGACATCAGGGACGGCCGCGCACCCGACGTGGACTGGCGTCCGCAGACCACCGCCGCGCTGAAGCACCTGCACCCCGGCATCGAGCAGCGCGACGTCACCGTCGGCCGCAGGCTCGCCATCTCCTACCGCGCGGCCGTCCGCCGCGCCGCGCAAGCCGGGCAGCGCAAGGAACTGATGACCAACCGGATGCTCGCCGCGATCGGCACCGGCCGCCGCGCCGTCGAGGCAGGCACGGACGAGGTCGTCGCCACCCGCAGCGTCTACCCGAATCAGCGCATCAGCACCACCGCCCTCCGCGCCGGCTACCCGGAGGCCGCAGCCGCGTGCACGGTCACGAAGGACGTCACCAAGCTGCTCCCCGCCAAGACCAAGAAGGACACCGCATGACCGCACAGACCGTCACCGGCGCTGTCGCCAGGCGCGACAAGGCCGACCAGCTCGTCACCTGGCTTCGCCGCCAGCAGGACGACATCGCCATGGCCGCCGCCACCCACGTCAAGCCCTCCGCCATCATCCGCGTCACCCAGGGCGCGCTCCGCCGCGACGACAAGCTCGCCGCCGCCGCCATCGCCAGCCCCCAGTCCCTGCTGTACGCCCTCCTCGAGTGCGCCCGCCTCGGCCACGAACCCGATACCGACGACTACTACCTCGTCCCCTTCGGCAATGAGGTCACCGGCATCGAGGGCTACAAGGGCATCATCGAGCGGATGTTCCGCGCCGGCGGCGTCTCCTCCGTCGTCGCCCAGGTCGTCCGCAAGGCCGACCGGTACGTCCCGCGCGGGGAGAACACCCCGCCGCTGCACGAGTACGACGACTTCGCCCCCGAGGCCGGCCGCGGCCCGATACGCGGCGCGTACGCCTACGCCATCCTCGCGTCCGGCCAGTGCTCCCAGGTCGTGCGGATGGGCCGCGCCGAGATCATGGAGCACAAGAAGGCCTCACGCGGCTCAGACCGGTCCGACTCACCCTGGCAGCAGTGGGAACCCGCCATGTTCAAGAAGACCGTGCTGCGGGCGCTGGAGCCGTACGTGCCGACCTCGGCCGAGTATCGCACGGTGAACCACATGGCCCCGGCCTCGGCGGGCTCGGTGACGCACGCAGAGGCCGGCTTCACGTACCTGCCGCCTCCGCCGATGGGCCCCCTGCCCGCGCACGAGATCGTCGAGGCCGAGATCGTCGACGACCCGGCAGCGGAAACGCCCTCAGATGAGGGGGCAGGACAAGAACCCGCCGGAGCGCGGAAGCCGCGCACGCGCCGGCCCGCCCCTGAACGTCCCGCGGGCGCGGTACCGGACGAAACGCCGGCCAGCGGTCCTGCCGCGCCCGCGGGATCCCCCTCAGATGAGGGGGCAAAACTAGAAGTCCCCGCCGAAGACCAGCCCGGGTCGGCCAGCGGCGACCAGCTCACCAGCCTGCACATCACCCTCGGCGGCCTCGGATTCGGCGAGAAAGACCGCGACCAGAAACTCAAGATCGCCGAGACCATCACCGGGCGGGCGCTCACCTCCAGCAAGGACCTGTCCTTCACCGAGGCCCGCAAGCTCACTGACACCCTCGGCGGGTTCGGCGGCGACCGCAGCAAGCTCATCGAATACATGAACGGGCGCGAGCAGGGCGGCGGCAGCGATGCCTGAACTCAACGTCGACCAGACCGAGATCGGCCTCATCATGATGGGCCTGAGCAGCATCGAGGACGCGCAGCTGACCGAGGACGGGAAAGCCGAGCTCGCGTACAAGCTGGGCAGTGCCTACGGCGACGTGATGCTGGCCGGGGCGCGCGAGCACATGACCCTGCCTGCCGGGCGCGAGCAGGACGGAGGCGGCGGCGATGGGTGACCCGCGCGTGCGCACCATCGGCCAGGTCGACGACGGGATCGCCGAGCTGCCGCTGAGAATCGGCATCGACCACGACACGGTCACAGTCGGCTGCCCGGGCATGACCTGGCGGCTCACCCTGTCCCAGGCCGGGGAACTCGCCCTGCTGCTCGTCTCCGCGTGCTGGGAAGCGCAGCAGCAGCAGGACCGGGCCGTCGCGGGGCTGGCCGGATGGCTCACGCGCGAGGGTGAGGCACGTGATGGCTGAGCTGATCTGCCGGGCCCGCTTCCGGATCCGCTGCCTGCTGCACCGCAAGGCACCCGCCGACGGGGAACTCCTGACTCCCGATGAGGCGCGGGACCTCCGCACCATCCAGTCCGGATGGAAACAGCAGGCACCCGAACCCGCCTACGCGGCCCGGGGACGGCCCTCATGACCCCCGGCACCGAGACGAGGCACCATGCCGATTAAGAGCGAGCCGTACTGGTTCGCCGTCTGCGACGGCTGCGGCGAGCGCGCCGACTACGACGAGTTCACCGCCTGGCAAACCCGGGACCTGGCCGAGACCAGCACAGAGGAAATCGGCTGGACCAGCGACGGCGACAAATGGCGCTGCCCCGGATGCCCGCCGCTAGACGCAAAAGCCGGCGATGCCCCGTGACGCCCGACCTGGCGTTCTGGGCCGTCGTCGCCGTCACCCTGGTGCTCCTGCTCACCGCCGCGACCGGCATCGGCTGGATAGCGGACCGGGCGGAAACCTGGCTGAACAGGCGGAGGCGGCCGTGACCGCCCTCATAGGCCTCGCCGCAGGGTTCTTCGCCGCCGGCCTCACCGCCGGGTTCGCCCTGGCCCTGAACCTGCTCGCCCGCCTCGCCATCCTCGCCAGGCACCAGGACGGCAGCCACGACGAGGGAGGCCGGGAATGACCCTCCCAGAATGGGCTTTCGCCGTCACCGTGGCCTGCTGCGCCGGGATCCTCGCCTGGGCGCTGCCCCGGGCGCTCCGCGGCCTGCGCGGCCTGCGGCGTGCCCGCCGGCCCCTGCCGCGGCGGACCCGCACCCCGGCCGGGCTGCCCCGCGACGGCACCCCGCTGACCTGGGGGGAAACCGTGGCGTGGAACGAGCTGCTGTGCCGCTACGGCCCGGGTGAGCCCGCCTGGCCGGGCAGCAAGCAGAAGGGAGCAGGACATTGAGCACCTCCCCTCCGGCAGGAACCCGGCCGCCTCGCGAATTTCACGTAACCGACCTTCCGGCAAACATAGCCGCGAAAATAACCGTCAACCCGGTTACAGGCTGCTGGGACTGGCAGGGATATCGCTGCCCTAAGAGGGGCTACGGCTTCTTTCGCTGGCACGGAAGATTGTGGCGCATTCACCGGCTTGTCTATACGCTCCTCGCGGAGTCCGTCCCGGACAAGCTGCAGCTCGACCACGTGGAGGCCTGGGGCTGCGTATCCAGAGCATGCTGCTGGCCTGGGCATCTGGAACCCGTCACGAATGCAGAGAATACCCGGCGGGGAAATAACTTCGTGGCAGTAAACCTGCGCAAGACCCACTGCCCGAAGCAGCATCCGTACGATGACAAGAATACCCTGGTAACGCCTAAGGGCCACCGTCAATGCAGGGCCTGCCAGCAGGATAAGGATAGGCAGAAGCGCAAGCAGAATGAATCGGTTCGCATCAAGATGCCGCGCGATGTGGCCGAAATCGCCCTGCGCCTTTCCGTAGAGGACGATACCGACCTTCATTCCTGGGTCACGGCACTCGTGCTGGCCGAGGCTTCACGACGCGTGAGCCAGAGCGGGGCGGAGGCTGTCGCATGAGCACGAGGCCGGCATCTGAACTTTCCCCTGACGAGGGGATTCCCTCCTCCCCGGCGCAAGCTCCCCCGCTCCCCGCGCCGAGGAGGAGCCAGCCCCCGGGTACCGCTCCAGGACTATCCCCCCCGCCTGGAGCGGCCCGGGGGTGCCCGCCCAGAGACCCGGCGGGAGGCGCGCCCACGGACGACGCGCCCCCCGCCGGCACCACCGGCCAGCAGTGGCGCCAGCGGGTGAAAGCCGCGCAGGGCGCGCACGGCGCGGCCAGGCGGCGGGCGCGGGTCAGGCCCGCGGCCAGGCAGCCCGGGCCTGGCATGATCCGCAGGCCGCCCCCCGGCGGCGGCGCGGCGTAGGACGGGCGCGCTGGCATGCCGCGCACAACGCATGCCGCCCTGGATTACTGGCCGGCCGAGGAGACAGGAATGAGGAGTGGCGCAAAATGTCATCGACTGGGTGTGGAAGCATTCGCGCGCTGTCAATGGCTCCCTCATCGTCCTGCTGGCCATCGCGCACAAGGCAGACAAGGGCGGAGAGGCTGAGATGAGCGCTTTGGAATTGGCTTCTAAATGCCGTCTGGGGGAGCGCACGGTGCAGACTGCCGTGAAGGAACTCGTCGGCTTCGGTGAGCTGGAGGCATGCCACGGCGGCGGCCGGGGGCGCCGGACGCGGTACCGGGCGACCATGGTAAACCCCGCAGATCCTGCGGGGTTTGAGCCCGGAAACCCCGCAGGATCTGCACCCATACCGGCGAGTAACCCCGCAGATCCTGCGGGGTTTACCGAAACCCCGCAGGATCTGCGGGGTTTCGCCGACCCTCCAAACCCCGCAGGATCTGCACCCTTTGAGAGTTATAACGGCAGCTCAGAGCGTGCAAGCCCCGGAAACCCCGCAGATCCTGCGGGGTTTGAGACTTCAGACGTGTTTATAACCAGTACAGGTATAGATGAGGTACAGGTTAAAGACGTGCCGGCGAAACCGGCGCGAGCCGACGTCGAGCGCCTCTGCGCCCACCTCGCCGACCGCATCGAAGCCAACGGCTCCAAACGGCCGGCAATCACGAAACGCTGGCGCGATTCAGCCCGGCTGATGCTCGACCGTGACGGCCGCACCGAGCAGCAGGTAACTACAGCAATTGACTGGTGCCAGGACAGCGAATTCTGGCGGTCCAACATCCTGTCGATGCCGAAATTGCGCGAGAAATACGATCAGCTGCGCCTTCAGGCAAGCCGCAAGCCGGGAAGCAGCCGCCAGGCGGAAACGGACGAGCTATTCGGCGCGGCGATGAAACGCGCCATTGCGAAAGAAGGCAGGAAATGACGCCAGCGGAAACTGTTATCCTCGTCCGTTACATCGCGGCCTGCTGCCCGCAGCAGAAGATCGACAGCCGCACCCCCGACGCGTGGCATGACCTGCTCGGCGACCTGGACCTCGCCAGCTGCCGCGCCGCCGTAGCCGAGATAGCCAGGTCACGCCCGTTCGTCGCCGCATCGGATATCCGCGTACTGGTCGACCGGAAGAACGCGGGCGCCCTGCCGCACAGCGACGCGTGCCGCGGGCGGAACTGCCGCGACTGCGTGTGGAGCTGGTGCAGCTGCACGTGCCACCGCCGGGCCGCCATGTCCGGCGACACGCTGGCCATCGAGGCGTCGTGATGGACGCCGCGAGACAGCAGGCCATCGAGGCATGCGGACGCTGCGGCCAGCCCGGGCGCGCCCACCAGCACGCCGCCGGAACCGATGAGGGCGACCTGGCCCTGTTCGCCGCGCTCGGCGGGCCCTGTACCAGCTTCGTCGCCTCCGACGCCGCCGTCATCTACGCCAGGCACCTGGCCATCGCCGACAACCGGGCACCCGCATACAGGGCCGGCCGGATCGGCAGGCGGCTCCGCATCTGCGAACGATGCGGCCACCGCGGCCACGCGAAGGAGAACTGCCCGCTGTGACCGTGAACTTCGGCCGGACCATCCCCGGATGCGACACCCAGCCGCCCGACCTGCCCGACGCGGGCGGCGGCTTGTGCTGCTGGGGCGCGGTCGTCTACGGCCCGTATCGCTGCACCTGCTGGGAACCCGTCTACGACCTCGCGCAGCAGCCGCTCACGCCCGGCGAGATGGGCCTGCGCGCCAGGATGTGCGCCGACTGCGCCTACCGGCCGGGCTCGCCCGAGCGGCGCGGCGAGGACGGCTACCAGGGCGACCCGGAATCGCTCGACGCGATGGTGGCGGCGGGCGACATGTTCGCCTGCCACCAGGGCATCCGGCACCCCGTGAAGTGGGTCCACCCGTCCGGCGCGGAGGTACCCGGCCATCCCGCCGACTACGACCCGCCGCTGCACGACGGGAAGCCGTACAAGGCTGACGGGACCCCGGCTGACATCTGCGCCGGCTGGGCCGCGCGGCGCCTGAAGCACATGTACCGAGAGGCGAAAGCATCATGACCGAACCCGAGATCCAGGCCGCCCCGGGCGAGCTCGCCGACCTCGCCGCCGCCATGCGTCCCGCCTGGGACCGCGACATCCTCGCCGGCGCCCTGCTCGCCGCCCGGCAGGCCGGGTGGACCTGGGACCGCACCCTGGCCGAGACCATCCGGCTGATGCGCACCCCGGACGGGTCCCCGTGGGACCTGAAACGGGCCGCGGCCAGCCCGCTGCGCCGCGACTACCCCGAACCCGGCACGGAGAAGCGCGGCGCCGCGGCGGCGCGGGAACTGCTCGAGCACCGGCACGAAGGAGGCGCAGCGTGATGGCAATCCGTGCACGCAAAACGGCATATGCAGGCGTTGTCATGCGCTCGCGGCTCGAAGCGGACTATGCATCCTGGCTGGACCAGCGCGGCTGGAAGTGGGAGTACGAGCCCATAGTCTTCGCCGGCCCAGGCGGCCAATGGCTGCCGGATTTCCGGTACAGCGCCGAGCCTGAGTCTCCGACCTGGTATGTCGAAGTTAAACCGGTGTCACATCTGGACTGCGCGCCGGAAGAGGACCACGCGGCGCGCATCGCCAGAATCGATGAGCTACTGTCCCGCATGTCCATGACATGGCTGACCAAGCCAGATGCCACCGTGGCCCTTCAGTGGTGGAATTACGATCGCCACGGGATAAAAGCCATGGTCTTCGGCAAGCGGCTGGGCCACTGGAAATGGGCCGGCAATATCCCGTTCACGTCGCCGCAGCCTTGGCCTTCTTGCATCTGCCAGGCAGCAAGCTGGCCACCTCCGCTGAACCCGGAGAGTGCCGCGTGAACGGCACCTGGCTGAACGGCCGCAAGCCCCTGAACTGGGAGCTGCCCGCCATCGAACGCGGCTACGGGCATTTCCGGCAGCAGGACCTGGACCTGCTCGACGGGCTCCTGGCCGGGCAGGACGAGGCGCGGCCGCCGGCCCGGGCCTCGGCGCTGCTGGCCGACGTGGACATCATCGGGGGGCAGCTGTGACCGCTGAGTTCCCGGATCCGCGATGGGACTGGCACGAGGTCACGGCGATCGGCGACCGGGAGCGGCGGTACGTCAAGGGCCTGTGCAGGCACACCGAGACGGTTCCTGTCGAATCGGCCGCGGGCGGGATCGTGGCGTTCCTGTGCGTTACCTGCGGTAGCCAGCTGGAGTCCGGATGAGCACCTGGGTGGCCCCGGCCCGGTACGCCCTGACCGCCCTGCACCGCCGCGATCCGGCGTCAGGTCCCGGCCAGGACGGTGCAGGCGAGCCGACCGTAGGGCAGACCCTGTGCGGCCTGCTGATGGGCGCTGACGAGCTGTGGGTGCCGGCGGAGGCCCGGGACGGCGACCCGCTGTGTCGGCAGTGCACCCTGGCCAGCGTCACCGGGACCGTCGCTGGCGTCCTGCCCGGGGAGGCCGGCTGTGGCTGACATCCCGCCGCCGAAGCTGGGCGAGCCGGTGAACATCCGGTTCCCGGCAGACCTGGCCCGGGCCGCGAAGCACGTAGCCGCCCGTGACGGGAAGGCGTCCGCCAGCGAGTGGATACGCGCGATGGTCGAGCGGGAGGTCCGGCGCCGGGAGGGCAGGTGCCCGTGCTGCGGGGCGCGGCAGGGAGATGGCCATGCCTGATGCCAGGACGGGGAAGCCGCGGCCTGTCCTGGCCGCGTTCGGTGACCGCCTGGATTTACCGCTCCGGGCGGCCTAGACGACAACATCATCGAACTTAGGAGGAAGCGGGCGTGAGCACTCCCCGTGAACTGCTCGGCATCCGGGACGATCTCGCCAAGAAGGTCGCCGAACGCCAGCTTGACCGGCACGACGCCGTGGCGGACCTGCATGCTGCCGCGGTGAAGTACCCGGAGCTACTCGGCAAGCTGGCCGGCGACTGGGTGTGCGGCCTGCCGATGCTGGGATCGGGGCTGTGGGTGCCGGCGGAGGCCCGGGACGGCGACCCGCTGTGCCAGGCAGTGCACCCCTGGCCGGCGTCACCGAGACGGTATCCGATATCCTGTTCGATCACCTGGAGGCATCGTGAGGACCGCTGAAGGTCTCGAGCGTGACCGTGCGACCGCTGAGGCATTCGCCGACCCGAAGCCGGGCGACCGGTTCCACGAGATGTACTCCTGGTGGGTGGTCGTCGTAGCGGTTGATGATGACGGCATCAAAACCATGAGCGGATCAGGCCCGACGAACCTGACTCGCGGCCAGTTTCATGACGGCGAGATCGTCGAGCCGTTCCCCGAGCGCGCCATGGTCCGCTGGTTTTCGACGGCCGGAGCCTTCCGCGCCGCCCACAGGTATTCCTCCGGTATTTCCGGCTACTCCGTCATGCTCGCCGACCGGGGCAAGATCGACGTGCGCGGCTGGCTGGCGCGGGCGAAGGCGCTCCCGGATGCGCCGACAGACCCGAAGCCTGCTCCCGATCCGGCACGAGGGGCGTTTGATCTTTTCCGTTCCCTGCGGCTGGCCGTCGCCAAGCTGAAGCCTTCGGATGCGCGCCGGGTGATCGCGGACGTGGTGGCGTGGCTGCCGGAAAGGCGGTGACGGCGCGATGGCTGACGTGAGGACAGCGACCCCGCGGCCTGTCCCCGCCGCGTTCGGTGACCGCCTGTTCCGGCTGCGGCGGGAGCGGGGCTGGTCGCTGCGGCAGGCGGGCCGGGCGGCGGGGTGTCGTCAATGACAGTGAGCCGTGCGGAGCAGGGCGGGAACGTGGGCCTGGCGCTGGCGGCGGCGTACGGGGTGAGCCTCGGCGCGCTGCTCGCCCCGCAGCCGCACGCGGCCGCGGCAGAGCGGTGACGCGGGTGGCCAGGAAGAGCTCCGGGAAGCGGTCCAGGACCAGGCTGGCGGACATGTCGCTGCCGGCGGAGGAGCGGGGCCGCCGCGGGCAGGGGAAGCGGCACCGCAAGGTGGTCGGCGGGACGCCGGCGGCGCAGATGGGTCACGCGACGGGCGGCAAGGCGCGCAAGAAGCAGCGGGAAGGCGAGGCCAGGATGAGACGGAACCGGGGCGGTGAGGCATGAGCGCCGTCGTGCTCCGCGGCGACGCCCGGGCGCTCCCGCTGCCAGATGAATGCGTGGATTTGATCGTGACCAGCCCGCCATTCTGGGCGCTCCGCAGCTACACCGACGGCGGCATCCACTATGACGGGCAGATCGGCAGCGAGCCGGCACCACGCGAGTACATTGATTCGCTGCTGGCCTGCACCCGGGAATGGGTCCGCGTCCTCAAGCCGTCCGGGTCGCTGTTCGTCGAGCTCGGCGACAAGTATGGCGCCAGCGGCCACGGACCCAGCCGCGGGAACGGCACCGGCCGCGGCCCGCAGGGAACGGCGCTGCGGCAGACCCGCGGGCCGATGGAGAAATCCTTGCTGGACCTGCCGCACCGGTACGTGATCCGCTGCATGGACGAGCTGGGTCTGATCCTGCGCGCGGAGATCGTGTGGCACCATGCGAACGGCTTGCCCGAATCCGTGACGGACCGGGTGAGGCGGGCGCATTCGGCCGTGTTTCACCTGGTGCGGCAGCCGCGGTATTACGCCGCCGTCGACGCCATCCGCGAACCGCACACGGGCGGAACGCACGCCCGGCGCAAGGACGGCCGGCACTCGCCCAAGGAGCAGGCGACCATCGAGAACGGGTTCCGGCGCGGCTACTTCCCGGAGAACCTCGAGAACCCGCTGGGGAAGCTGCCGGGCAGCGTGTGGGACATCCACGAGGGCGAGTCCACGATCCGCCTCATCCTGCAGGCCGTAGCCGCTGACGCACTCACCATCGATGAAGCCGAACGCCTCATGAAAGGGATTCAGTGGACTGGATCGAACGGTTCAACGCCAGCATCGAACGCACCGACGGCTGCTGGCACTGGACCGGCTTCATCGACGACGAGGGCTACGGGCACCACCGCAGGACCCGCGACGGCCACCGGGCAGTCCACCGGCTCGCCTACGAGCTCTGGGTCGGACCCATTCCCGACGGATTCACTATCGACCATCGCTGTCACACCCACGAGTGCGAGGGCAGCGGAAGGGGATGCCTCCACCGCCGGTGCGTCAACCCCGATCACCTCGAGCCTGTCACCATCGGTGAGAACATCCGGCGAGGACGTGAGGCAACCAAGCCCGCCTGCGTCAACGGGCACGACTTCACACCCGAGAACACCCATGTCCGGGCCAACGGACACAGGGAATGCCGGGCCTGCATGCGAGTACGAGCACGGGCTTACCGGCGACGTCTGGTCAATACCTAGTCAGCCGCTGGTGGTGCCCGCGCACCTCGGCATAGACCATTTCGCCAGCTTTCCCATGGAGCTGCCCCGCCGCATCATCCTGGGGTGGTCGCCGCCGGGGATCTGCACCGCCTGCGGCGAAGGACGACGCCCGGTCAGCGAGCGCGTGACGCCGGGGATCTACCGCAGGACCGACAACGGCTGGCCGCTGTCTAACACGCAGCGGAAGGGCGACGGGCCATCTGGCAACGGGCTCAACGTGCAGCCGACTACCATCACCGGCTATGCGTGCGCCTGCCCGCAGCCTGACGCGCCCGTCCGCCCCGCCCTGATCGTCGACCCGTTCGGCGGCACCGGCACCACCGCGCTCGTGGCCGCCATGCTCGGCCGCACGGGCGTCAGCGTGGACCGCTCGGCCGACTACTGCCGCCTGGCCCGGTGGCGCGTCAGCGACCCGGCCGAGCGCGCCAAGGCGCTGCAGGTGCCGAAGCCGCCGTCGGTGCCGGACGGCCAGGCGTCCCTGTTCGATGACCTTCCGGCCTGAAGCCAGCAACTATGCGACATCCCCGGCAGATGCCCTCGCCAGGACGAGATGACCGCGCTGCCACTGATACGCATCCTTCGGCGTCGCCTTGATGAGCTTGCGGAGTTCGGTCACCGGCAGGATGTCCAGGCCCTGCGTCTTCTTGTGCCGTTCGGTTGACCGGGTGCTGAGAATCCAGTTGAGCAGCGGCCTGGCTGGCCGGAACCATTCGCTGCCCCATCCGCCGATCCGGTAGACGTCGAACTTCTGGTGTATCGCGTGCTCGTCTTTGGCGGCGCCGCCGTGTGTCAGGAGGATCTGGATCTCGCCGTGCTCGCGGCGGTGGGTCGCCATGCGCCGCCGGAACACCGTGATCGTCCCGATCTTGATCATGCCGTCCGAGGTGCGGCGGATGTAGTAGACGACGCCGCGGGCCTCGGCGGCGGCCCGGGTCGCCTCGGCCGCCCGCCGCATCGATTCCTCATGCGCGCGCTGGTGCTGTTCGGGTAGCCCGATCTTCCGCTTGTAGAACCAGTCCAGGGCGCGCTTGTAGTGGTGCGGGCATACGTCACTGTCGCCGACCTGCTCGGCGGCGGGCTGGCCGCAGAGATCTCCGGCGCGGTGGCTGCCGTTCCCAGCAGCCCATCTGGCGGTGCAGGCGGGCTCCGTCATTCTGCCGCGGCCTTTGCCTGCTCATACCAGTCTGCGGGCACGATGACGGCTGATGGCTTGCCGTAGCGGCTGATGGCGATGTGCTCGCCGGCGACGCGGACGCGCTCGATGAGATCCCCGAGCTGGTTCCGGGCTTCCTCGATGCCGTAAGACTCCATGCCCCTAAGCCTAGCAGTCCTAGAGGTCTGTAGGGTGCTTCAGAACGGCTTGCCGAGGGCCTCTTTGACCGCAACGCTGACCGCAACCCGAAGGGCGGACCTGAAGCGACCAGGACCGTCAAACCGGTCAGAAGTCGCAGGTCAGGGGGCCAGGTCTACTCCTGTCTGCCTGCGCCCAGGACTACGGATCAGAAGGCTGGGGGTTCGAGTCCCTCCGAGCGCGCTTCCCTGAACTGGGAGAATCCAGATCGGCCAAAGTCAGATGGTCATCTGTGACCGCAACGCTGACCGCAACGCTTCTGGGCCGTCGTTTTGCGCTCTGAGATCGCGGATCATCTCGCGGAGTTCTGCGCGGCTCATCCGCGGCGGCATCCCGTCGTTCTCGTACTCCAGGTTGCCCATCGTCTTTCGTATCTCCACGATGTGCTCCAGCAGCGGCAGGCCTGGCCTGAACCACTCGCCCTCAACGCGCAGCGCCTTGAACGCCCGGTGCGCGGCAGCCTCCTCCTGCCGGCCGCCGCCGTGGAACGCCATGAGGCTGAGCGGGCCGTGTTCGCGGGCGAGGTATGCCAGCCGGGAGGCGGTCGTGCGGGACGTGCCGATCTTGATCAGCCCATCTTCCCGCTGGACGTAGTAAACCGTCTCGGCCTGGCAGCGGGCGGCATCCTCCGCCCACTTCAGAGCGCGCCGGTAGTGGCAGTCGCACAGGAAGGTGTCGGCCGCCTCGTGCGGGGCGGGCTCGCCGCATGTCACCGTCATGAGGATGCCGTCACGGGTGCGCCGGTAGGCAGCGCAGGTACGTGCGCTGGCGGCGATGGCAGAATTACTCACAGCCGGACTCGCTTCCGGTCAGGGCCGGGTAGCGGTGTTAGAGCACCGTCCGGCCCGCTTGAACGTCA